TATATCCCCCACTCACCAACTTGCTAATTTCTACAGTTTTTCCATTTGAATCCTTTTTCTTATCATCATGAACGTGATGAGATTCGTAAGCTTCTCCATACATTGCAGCTTCTTTACCTAAATTTTCACCATGACAATGAAAGCAACCCTCCATCTCTTTCCATTTCAGCCATTTTCTTTTATTTTCTTTAACTCTCATTTCCTGAAGAATTTTTTGTTCATTTCTTTTCCAATCTGGTAACTGTTCTTTGTATATTTTATGTTTATTATTCTTTAACTCTCTTTCTTCTTCAGTCATGTTCATTCTACGTTGTTGATCGGCTAAACGTTTTCTTTCATTTCTAGCTTGTTTTACTTCATCAGGAAGATTTTTACGATATTCATTTTTCTTTTTATTTACGCATTTTTTACAAGAACCTTCACTATAATAAGATATTCCTGAGCCATTAAATCTTTTTCTGACTGCATAATTTTCAATTGGTAATTCTTGATTACAGGTTTTGCAGATTTTAGTTTCACTAGTTTTAACTAAGCTAGTTGAACCACATTGTGTAGTTTCTTCAATTTTTACAGATTCCTCATTCATTAATAAAACCTTTCATTTATTGTAGTTTATTAATTGTTTTAAATTTTTATATTAATAATATTAAATTTTAAAGTATAATTGTCAAGAAAAAATTGAAGAGAAGAAGAAAAGAGCAATAGGAGGGACTCAAACCCTCATACACAAAATTGGAAGTTTTGGATTTTATCTATTAAATTACTATTGCATTTAAGAGGATTCAAATAAACTCAAGCATTTTATTTTCAATATTTTTTGGCAGTTTAGAATAATCAGAATACCAGCTATCTTTAAATAAAGACCAAACTTCAAACACTTCATAAAAAGGTGTATTAAGATTAGTTCTATATCTTCTTTGAAACTCGTAAGTAAAAACATAAGCATTTGATTGTTTAATATAGTCTGAAGTATTAATTGGTAGTTTATAGGCTTTAATTAATTCTACAGCTTTCTTATCACAATTATGTTCACAAAGTTGAATAGATTTTATAGCTTTTTTCAATAAATTATCTTTAATTTCAGTTTCTTTATTAATCCAATTTTCAAACTCATCAACACCATAAACGTCTTGATTAAAGAAACACGGATCATTAGAAACCATTTGAAGATAATGACAATATTCGTGTATAAATGTGATAAACCAGTCTTTTTTATCTTTATCAATAGCAACAGTTAATTTTTCAGAATCAAAACAACCATCACAGTTATATGATACACCACTATCCGTAAAATATTCAATTCTGGACTTATTAATAAATTCTACACCAATATTAGAATTTATTAGTTCTATAACAGCTTTAGAAACAAATCTATCAATTTTGTCCATAGTTTATTATCCAAAGAAATAAACAGCCCGACTAAGACTTGAACTTAGATCACAAGATTCAAAATCTCGTATCCTAACCTATTGGACGATCAGGCTATAAAAAATTAACTTATGAAACTACTTCTTTTCCAGAAACTATATCAGATTCTTGAAAAACTACATATTCTTTAGTTGCATCAAAAGTTGCATCACCAGTTTTTGGTAATGGAAATGCTGTATTTTTTGAAATCAACACTTTATCACCAACTTTAACTTCTAGTGGAACTATAATACCACTCTGAGAAACATAACCTCTACCAACTTGATACACTTCAATTTCATCAACCATTTCAATATCAGCAGCAGTCGGAGCTAATATAATTGAACCAAACTTCTTCTCTTGAAGTTCTCGATTACGAATACCAATAACTCTTTGACCATAAGCTTTAGGTTTGTACATAAAAATCCAATCATTTAAGGTTTAAACTATCATGTCTTATTCTACGTTATTTATAATATAATAAATGGAATTATAATTGTCAAGCATAACGTTTAAAAAGATCTAACGACCACTTTTTAAACTTTTCCGAAACCCAATTCCAATTATTATAATCGTCACTATCGGGTTTATATCCAGAGAAATGAATAATACTAAGATCTTCTAGTTTAAATTTATTCATTAATGTACTGAAAGTAGTTTGAAAATTGAATGTGTAATCTTGAACTATAGGAATATTATTATAATGACACCATAAAGAAATTATACTTTGGTCAGCATAAGCAATATAATCATTAAATTCATAACCTAGTTTTAGTAATGTATTATAATGATTAATGTTTCTATATTTTTTAGGAATAACAAAAACTCCAGCATTAGCCATTATACAATTAGTATCTTTTGGTAGATTATTAGTATTAAGTTTAACTCTTAATATATCATCTCCTTTAGAACCAAATGTTGAAATATGGGGTAAATTTTCAAAATTTTGAGCTATATAAAATTGATCTTGTTTAAATAAATAATCTAAAGGTTTTAGAACTAACGTATCGCAATCTAAATGTAATATATTATCATAATAATCTGTATTGAATGTATTATTCCAAAGAAATAATTTTTGGTAGATTATATCATCTCCTATTGGGTTTAAACAAAGATTAAGATCCTCATAATGATATGTTTTTAATATAACATTTTCTAAATTTCGGAAATAATTCAAAAAATATTCATCTTTGTTAGTATACTTACAAACCAATATTATTTCTGGATGATTAGGATAATTGTCTTTTATTGAATTTATACAAGCTTTAGTATATACAAAATACTTTTCATTAGTAACCATAAAAATAGCATTATTCATAATTTATTAAACTCCTAATTTAGAACCAATATAATAACAATGAGAAAACCTCAAATCTATAAACCAATTTTCAGATTCAATTTCTTTAATATGTTCTAAAGGAAGATAATGATTACCAGAATTAACTATGAATCTATTCAGTTCATTTTTCCAAGAATTTAGTGACTTACTTTTGTATTGAAGTTGTTTAATTAATTTATTTAACAAATTAGAATTCCATTTAAAATGATGGAGTTCTACACCATAACTCCAAGGTGGTAGTTCATCTATATATGGTTGAACTTTAGTTCCATTATATTCAACTCCATTTTTATTGAATATAACATGATGACCTCCTCCTAACTTAATATCAGAATGAGCCAATACTATTTTTTTATTCCAAGCTCCACATATTGACTTAGTTATATCACTACCTATAGGAAACTGCTCTTCTAATGGTATTAAATAATTATAAACCTTTAAATTTCCAGAAAATGATAATCTATCAATCATCCTTCCTTCAATAAAATTCTCACCAAATTGATGCATTAATTTTATTCTATTTTCTAATCCACCAGGAAAATAAATAAATTCATCTGAATCTGCATAAAGAATATAGTCATCCTTTATATGATCTCTTATAGCTTTATGTTCCAAACTTACTTTTCTTGTTTCAGAAAATTCTCCTGAAAATTTAATAAATATAAACTTAGTTGAATTAAAAAATGATTCAAATTTTCTCAAATGATTTATAGTATTATTATAATCTTCACTATTAATTAAAAAAATAATAGTTTTACACATCTTAGAATAATATTTTATAAATGTTATAGTTAAACTAAGATCATCACCAATAGTAGTTATTAAAACCATTATTATTCTCCAATATCAACAAAGTGTTGAATATAGTTTCTATCTTGAGTAAAAATAGGAATTTCTTTATCAATTCTATAAATGTCTTTATAAAAAATACAAGTTCCACGTTTCTTATAAGTTTCAATATTATTATAATTAACACCAAACTTACTAAATAACATTTCTTGAATATTATCGCACGATTTATTAATTAATTCTTTATGAGAAAAATAACTACGACCTATCATTTGTACACTATTTCTCGAAGCATCTTGCTGTCTCCAAATAAAATAATTAACCACTTCTTCCTTTGGTAGGTTAAAAGCTCTTGAATCAAAGAATGCTAAATTATCACTTTTCAAAGTTCCAGAAAATTTAATTTTAAATTGCTGATTAAAAAATGCAGTTGATAATGATGATGAAATAGAAACTATTTTTTGAATATTATTATTTAACCAAGCTTCAGTTTGTAAAGTTTTGTAATCAACCAATAATAAACTAATTTCATCAGATTGAGTATAACCAAAATAACAACCATCTATAGATCTAACCAAAAACTTAGTGGTTTCAATCATTATTTTCATTAATCTTTCATCAAATGGTTTATCAAATCCTTTGGTAAAAGTGTGAAAACTCTTACCATCTAACCTTATTATAACAGGAGTTCTTTTCATTAAATAATCTCTACTTACAGACTCATAACATTTCATTCTATCACCTAATGAATCGTTCATATAATTCCTAACTAAAAAATTTATTTCTTTTACACACTTCTTTATAAGAATGTTTTTTATTATTCTTACTTACTTCTTTAGACTGTTCTTCTATTTCTTGAAACTTACGATCTTTATTGTGTTCATTATGATTATTAGTTGAAGATAAACATAAATCATAAAAATAATTTTTATAGTCATAAGGCGAACATTCTAAAAGCATTTTACATTTTTTATCCATTACTTCCACCAATATGGTTTAGGTCTATTAGTCCATTTTCCAATATGATGTTTTTCACCAAGACAATAATTTCTATAAGATTCAATAGCATCTTTAGTTTTATATTGTTCGGGAATGCACAAAGGAAAAGTTAAACTATCAAAATCAACATCTCTATTTTTATATTCGATAATTTCTAAACATCGAGTTAATATAACTTCTGATTTATGAGTTCTATTATACCGATAGGTATATTCTTTGAATAAGGAATAACCCAAATTATATAGGTAAATAAAGGCTTCTTCAGAAGAATATCCAAATTTACACCAAGGATGATTTTTGTGAGTAATTTTATAAATATCATCTTCATTATAACCGTTCAAAACCCTCACAGAAGTACACAAAATTTGTGTGATCTCCAACGGTATCTTTACTACGTGTTTATCACAGTAGAACTGAGCGTTATTAGTTATATCACGATCAAAAATGAATACTTGCATTTATAAAATCCTTGAAATTATTCTTTATTCAAAGTGTCACACACTGATTTAGTTATTGATAGAATTTTATGAATATTTTTTTGAATTTCTTTATAGGTTTCTTTAAATTTTATTCGATCAATTAGGTTAAATTGATTAGGATCATCACTGAATAAAATTATTTTGGAATCAATGTTGGACCAACCCCAGCTTCTTTTTGGTTTATGTTCATCGGTTTGTACGGAAATTTCAAAATCATAAAGCTCTTCGTTATCGAATGATTCATTAGAACTTATTATTTTTTTGATTTCGGCATAGGTTTCCTTAGAGAATTCTCTAATATCATAACCCTCAATATTAATATTCCACATAATAAAAATCCTTTCTGTTAATAAACAAATCACAATATTAATATAATTAATAGAAACAATAAAAGCAAGTAAAATAAAAGAGGGATAATTAATTTTCTCCCTCTTTTTACACAAAGTACAAACAGAAGTCATTAATTACTTCGGTTTATTATTCGTTGATAAGACCTTCACCATCACGGGTAATAGTTTTACCAACATGTTGTTTGATTTTACTTTCAAGCAACTCATTACCAGTAATTAATTTTAGCAAACCTTCATTACCACCAGTACCAAATAGATAACCATTAGTTCCAGTTGCTTTAGGAAGATTTTCAGCAAACGCCATAGCCAACTGTTTATCACCAAGATTATTAATAGCCGCAATCAATTTTTCACTAATAGCAGCCATTCTCTTTTCATGTGCTTCAGTAGCAATTTTAGTTTTCTCACCGATCTTAAATATTTCTTGAGAATCTTGTAATTTATTTCTTTCAAACTCTATTTGAGCAAGTTTATCTTTAAACTCAACCTTCGATTCTTCTATTTCTGCTTTAATTTTTTCGACAGTTTTTGAATTCTCGAAATTCTTAAGTTCAATAGCTAACATTTTATCTTTGGTTTGCTCAATAATATCCAATTTATTCTGTTTAACAGTTTCAAGACGTTTAACTACAAATAGATCAGCTTCTTCACGAGTTACTGTTAAAGTACATTCAACCGCATGGTGTTGAGCATTAATAAGAAGTTTAGAAATTTCTGGATTATTAATTGAAACATTCAAAATTTCAATATCATAAACTCTCATTCCATTTTCAGAGAAATATTTACCAGTTCTTTCTTTATCTTTTACTTTTTCACCAAGAATAGTGTCGCGAATAATATCAATAGATTTAGCATAAAACTCTTCAATTCCAAATTTCTTAACTGAATTTCTAATTACACTTCTCAAATGCTCAGTAAGGAATTTAGTATAGTCTTGAATGTTAAACCATTTATCACAATCTTTATCTTCAAAATTAACCTTATAAGAAACGGATAATTTTACAGGAACTAGATCTTTAGTTTCCGCATCAATTATATCACTTACTTTATTATTTTTGATATTCAAATAAGTAGTTTGAACAGGAGCTTTACTTCCTTTAGGATTTCCCGCAGAAATAGTAAGAACTTCTAAAGTCTGATTATAATCAAGTATTACAGCTTTTGGACCACAAATAACAGATCTTTGACCAGAACGAGAAACTAATTGAATAGCATAACCAGGCCACACATTAATTAATACCGCACCATCATATTTGGTATTAATCTTAATAGATCTTGGAGGTGTAAATGTTGATTTTCTTGACATTGCATCTTGAAGAAGAGCAAAATCTTCTAAACCACCATTTGGAGAATCAAAGAATTTAAGTGTAGACATTGAATAATCTCCAGCAACAGAATTTCTAGTTGCTTTTGCTGAACGATCTGTTTCAATAAACCCCAATTCATTTTTATTCTCATTAGCTGCGGCTAAATTATGATCACGAACTTCAGTATTTCCCGGAAACCAAAGTTCCGCTGTTTTAGTATCAAGAACTCTTTTAACAATAGTTGTGAATCTAGGATCAGGAAGATACATTATAGGGCCTTTAATTGTATCAATGGTTCCTGTAGTTCTATTAAGAACATAACGGGCTTCACCTTCAGGAATAACAATAGCATAATGTATAACCTGATTATCATACTTAATAATAGCATGTTCGGGTCTTGGAAAATAAATCTTTTGTTGTTCGCCAGTTATGAATAACTCTTCTCCTGCTTCATATCCAACAACTTTCTTTCCTTCAACATTAACAAACTCATGACCATTTGGATCTTCATAAGAACAGATAACTTTAATATAAACACCCATGTCTTTGTTAAGCTCTAAAGACTTAAATTTCTTATTTTCTGAAGATTTACCTGTAGTTACAAAAGTTTGTGTTGGTTTTGGAAACACCACAGCAGGGCCTTTTACATATTCTTTATCACCCGATTCATCTTTCAAAATACAATAAAATAGAGTTTCGAGAGTTAAAGCATCTCTTTGATATGAATTTGATTCATGATCATAAACAACTTCAACTCCAGTTGGTGGAATATAAAAAGAAATTTCGTTTCCTCTAATAATATTCAATCTACCAGTAACAAACTTAAATTCTGTTTGTGTTTTACTCTTTGCTTCATTCTTCTTTGTTTCAACAGTTTCAATTGTTGATTTTTCCCAATTCTTTTTTGCTTCTTCAGCATTAACTACTTGAACCAAAAGGTACTGGTTTGTTCTTAATTGATGACCAGGAATAGTTTTAGCAACCTGACCAGGCCACAAAGGAAATGAACATGGGCCTTGAATATTAATTGATTTACCTTGTTCCAATTTAACGGGTGTATTGGAAGTATTTCCTGCCGGAAATGAAACTGTTAATTGATCTCCAATATTCTTATAATAAGGATTTTGAAGAACTACATAAGAACGCTCATCAGCATAAATCATTTGTTTTATGCATTCTTTAGTTGAACAACATACAAATTGTGAAGTCTTTTCATCAAACTTCATTGGTTGATCTGTTCCAGTAAGAGTAGCTTTGGTAGGGCCAACATGGGTTATAATAGTTCCATCATTGGTATTCCTAACAAAAGCGTATTCATTCTGAGCTAAAACCAAATCATTTTCTCTAACATCAGCCATAAATAGAAACCTTTCGTTTAGTAATAATAATTATTCTTTACTACTTTAAAATAATAAATTACAATATAATTGTCAACAATTTTTATTAAACATTTTTCTTTTATATTCGGATCTATGATTTTCGCAGAATTTTGGAAAGATAAAGGTTCTTGGAGAGATAGTTATTTCAAACTCATTATTACAACCTTCTAATTGGCATTTAATCATCATTTTTGTAGTTATTTTATAATTATGTTCTATTACTTGATTATTATTATCAACTACCTTTTCTTTAATTTCTCTGTATTTAACTTTTTTATGTTCTTTGCAGAATTTAGCAGCATAACCATTTGTTTCAATTGTTTTATCACAACCAGGAAATTTACATTTTATACTTTTAACATCTCTAATTTTTACAACTCTATTTATTAACATGAGAATTATTACTTTCTTGGTTTAATTCTAATTAATGGTTGGTTAAACATTAACTCACCATAATGCTTATAATCTTCTAGAAATTTTACACCATCTAATTTATTAATTTTTGTAGGAATTTCAATATCATAATAATCAAAACCAATATAATTATTATTTTCGGCTTTTATTTTCATTTTCATAACTTGTTCATGTCTAGACTGGGCTCTAGCCAATCCACCATCATTAAAATCAAGATAACTTAAAATTTGCTTTAAATTTTGAAACTTTGAGGCTTCTTTGAAAGAAATATCATTATTAGAAAATCCACATCCAAAAGCATCAAATTGAAGATAAAAATCATGCCATTTTAAAAGATCTATAGCTTCTATAGATGCAGTATCTAAAGGAAGATTCGAGTTTCCAACACCTCCATCTAACCAAATAGCATTATTTTTTACATCAATTAATTTTCCAAAGTACAAAGGAGCAGCAAATGATCTTAGAACTACATCTAATAAGTTCTCTTCACCATCTTTATCTTCCCAAGACTTAAAGAAATGATTTCTTTGAGTCATTAAATTAACAGCAGAAATTATTAATTTAAACTTACAATCTTTCATTTTAAAATCTTTACCGATTAAACTATTCCAAACATCAATAAAGTTTTGTCTATCATATATTGGTTTAATAAATAAGGTTTTATAGAAAGGAACCTTTTTAAAGATCTTTGTTATCATTTCGGGAAATATTTCATTAAGTTGTTTAGCTGAAAGTTTTCCAGTTGCTAATATTGCCAAAATAATAGCTCCCACAGAACTAGCTACACCTAAATCATAATATCTATATAATGGACCATTCATCGCTTCTATTTTTACAAGAGTTTGAAGAGTTAAATAACCTTTAACTCCACCTCCAGAATGAATTATAACTCGTTTCAAAGAAATTCCTCTTCTTTATATTTGATACAATTTTGTACTACTGACCAACCACACTCATCACTATATTTACAAGATTTGCATAATGATTTATTCCATTTTTGTCTAAACTCTGAACTATTTTTGTTTATCCAATTGAATACAAAATCATCGGAATAATCATCAGAATCATCTTCATCTTTAACTATTTTTGCAACTTGACATTTCATAAACTTATTTAAAGAAAATGAACCAGCACTTGTTATTAGTTGCATTTGTACAACCTTATTAAGTTTTTAATTCTAAACCATCTAATTATTTATCAAAATCAAATTAGTTCTAAAATTTTAGCCTCTTCTTGAGTTTAAATTGATAAAGGTTTGAGTTTTACCAAGCAAAGAGCTAATTTCATCCAATTTTTCATAAACCATTTTAGCAGAAACATATTCAGTCTGAAACTTTTGTGCATTGCTATCACTACCATAAAATTCTTCAATGCAATCTCGAAGAAGAATCTTTAATGATCCACTTTGTGGTGATATACTTAAAGCATTTTGAGTTAAGGCTTTTCTTTCTATAGCTTCTAATCTTTCAGTAGTTATAGTTACAAATTTATTAAAATCTCCCCAGGTTCCATTTCTCATGTTTTTTACTTCTTCTTTATTATTCATAAGATCTATGTTTCCATAATCAAGTAGTTGGTTTAGATTATCCAATAATCTAAGGCAATGGCCAGCCATTTTGCAATCAAATCCCGTTTTATCAAACATAGCTTGCCTTTTTGAATTATCAGTTTTCCCTGATAAAACTCCACGTCTAATTCTTTCTATTTGATTCCAAGTATAACCCTTCATAGAATTAAATGTCCTGAGACTAAGAAACTTTTTTCTATTATCTCTTAACATTCCGCCAATTTTAGAATTAAAAGTGATTAAATTATCTCGAACAAAAAGAGTTTCTATCAAATTTGGAGAACCTTTAATTCCCGCTAAAAAGAAAAATCTAATTAAACTAACAAATTCACCTTCAATATCTTTTCCATTATCAAGAACTAGTTTTTTTCCTTCACCTTTTACTTCTTTAGATTCAAAATTAGGAACTGTTTCAAATCCACTAATATAACCATATTTTTGAGGATTTATTACTTCATCTTTCGGCATAACTATAGCAACTATATCAATATCAGATTCTGCCGTATTACAACCATAAGCATTAGAACCCATAATAGCTTCAAATAGCAAGTTATCTTTAATCCATTGTTCGTGAGATTCAAATCTTTTTTCAGCCAATAAATTAGTGTAAATCATAGTTTATTAAACCAATCTTTTAAAATAGTAAACCAATTAGGTTTATATAATTTGCAAGAATTATTCCAATTAAGTTGGCCTTGACCATTTATTCTTTCTACGTGTACGTATGATTTTTCTGGTTTTTCTTCTGTTATTTTTACAAAACAAATATCATGAGTGCACATAGATGAACCCCAATAATAATGGTAATCACCAACACAGGTTGGTATATTTGTTGGAGGAGTAGGATCAACAAAATTGGGTGATACAATAGTTTCAGATTTAATAAACTTGTAATATTTACAATTCTTGCAATATATTTTATTATCAGACATTTTTAATTTAAACCTTTCTATTAGCATAACAAATTTATATTAATTTCTTTTCTTAATCATTACTACTTCAAATTTTATTCAAAGATTTGTTTAGTTTATTGAGAGTTTTATGCATCTTTTGTTCAACTAATAAACTTAACTTTTTAGTTGAAACTAATAATAATGCATCGGTTATTTCTTCTAAAGAATGAGTCCAATAAGGTGTTTGTGGATGATAATCGAAAGCCTGTTGGAATTTAATTCTATTGTCAACTCGTTCTTTTGATAATAGGTCTAAATCTTTATAATTAAGAAAGAGTTTAATAAAATTATTCAACTCTTCTAGTTCAATACTATCAAAGAAAACTTCACAAGGAGTCATTAATTTACTTAAATCATCTTTAGAATTAGACATTTTAAAATCTTTCCGTTTAATTAAATAGCCGAATTATTAACAATAGACGACCAATCAATTTCATTTTTTATAATACCATTTTCAAAGACTACATTCATAATATCATCACCAGAATCATCAATATGAACCGTTTTAAATTGATTATTTTCTTTAATCAATTTTAGTCTACCTTTTTTAGAAACTTTGGTAGAATCAATAGGATCTTTGAAAATATCTTGCCAGACATTATTTCTAAACTGACTAGAAGACTTGAATGCAAATCTTTGAGTGTCTCTATTATGTTTTTGCAATAATCCTCCGCCCATACCAAAAACTATATTTTCAACAGAGAATTTATTCAATTCCATATTGTGTAAAACTGAAGATATTCCATCATAGTTAATTCCATCACCCCAAATCAAACCAACTTTAGGATTTAGAACTTTATAACCTTTGGTATTAATTGTTCCACCAAACTTATTCCATAAAATATTAAGTAATGTTTCGATGGTTTTGACAGGATCACCACTATCAGGTCTTACAACAAATTTACCATTTCTATTGAGAATAGAATCTTTTAGTTCTTTTCCATAGATATTCTCAACACAATTAAAAATATCATAACTATCAGAAACTACAGATAAAATTCCAGTATTATATTTTTCAATTAAGTTTTTAATAACTTCAATTTCTCCATTTTTACCTAATGAAGTCATAATAGAATGTTCTGTAGCCGGAACAGAAAACGCATTTGGAAATTTACCATTATTATAATAATTTTTAATCATAAATGGAGCAATAATTGTATCGGTTCCATAAAAATTAATCAAATGACCAGAACCTCCCATCGCAGCACTTTCAGAACTACTAACCCCTCTAAATCCAAAATCATGCAACATAAAATTTAAACCAGGGAAATCTTTACCAAAATCACTAGTTCTTTCAAGATATTCTATAAACAATTTTTTGGTAAATCTACTAATAGTTGCGACATTACTTCCGTACCAAACATGGGTTAGAATAGTTTCACAATGATTAGTCAACCAATGACACTTATTATCTGTATTTTCTACCGTCATCATAACATTATTAATTGGAATAGATAAACCTTCAGGAATTGCTTTAATTTTTAATGGTAAATAACCATCATGTTCATTGAGAATATAATCCCAACGTTCTCTTTTAAAGATTTGATCATTATTAAAATGAAATTTAGAAAATTCTTCAATTTCATCAATCTTCTCTTTAGTTACAACTTTACCACAAAAATATTTTTTAAGTAAATATTGCAATCCAAAAAATGTAGTTTCATCATATTTTGCACCATTTCTAGCTTCAAAATAAGAATACACTTTTTGAGTTCCTTCTGGATACATGTTATGATGACCAATCTTATAACTATCAGTTAATCCAACAATGTTATTCATTTTAAATAACCTTTCAAAAAGAGTTTATTACAATCGTTTAATTCATCTATAGTAGTCCAATTAAGTTCTTTATCAATATTTCCATCAAGATATTTACAAGTAAAAACTACCAATATATTTTTATTAGGTTCTTTTCTAAGCATCCAATCATCATTAATAATAGTAGTTGAATAAGTTATTTCACCAACATTAATATTATGTCTTATTGCAAAAGCTTTTATTGAATTTTCAAAAATATTAGAACTTATGGTAAAATCTAAATCGCAGTTAATAAAACTACGATTATCATCATTAAATGTCAATATGCAATCATCTTTTTTAATAATAGCTAAAATTTTGACATTATTAGTAATTGATTGATTTTGTGTAGTCCATATAACTCCACAGCGAAAATCTTCTGAATCTTTAGTGTTGAAGGAATCTTTTATTCTTAGTTCTGTACCTGAATTAATCTGTTCAGGAATTAACTCTTTAACAGGAAACTTACCAAAATAAAATTTAGCAAAACAGTCTCTACTTCCATAAATTACTACATTACATTCAGGAGGAATGAAGTCTGTAATTAGTTCATCTAAATTTTTAGACCAAATTATATCAGATTCATTATCTTTGATATTCAAAACTAAAATATCAGGATATTTCTCATTTATCATTGATTTTCTTGAAGTGTAGTCTAACGGATTATTTTTGGTTGCTTTCAGAGGAGAAGATCCTAAAACTATAATAACTTTATTATGTCTAAATCTTACCGAATCTATAAGATCTACATGACCAGGATGTAAACTAGAAACCTGAAATCTACCAACAATTATACCAATTCCAGATTTTATTATTTGTTCATCTTTAGTTTGAAGCATATCTTTTCTTTCTTTAATTATTATTAATATAATTGTTGGAAAGGTGTTTGTCAAGAGGAATCATAGAACCTTTGCTACTATTACAATGTTCACAAAGAACTTGAAAATTTTCAACTACATCCAAACCACCAGCAGATTTAGGAATAATATGATCTTTGGTCAACATCATTTCGTTATTATTTTTTGTTAATCCATAAAGATTAAAATGAAGCTTACTATCATTTAGAACATTAGATTCTGCCCAAAAATGAGTTCCTTGAAAACCACAATATTTACAAGAAAATCCATTAGTCATAAAATTCTTATATCTATCAGATTCTAAATTAACCGAATATTTTTTGTTATTTTTTTCAAATTGGTAAATTACTTCATTTGAGGATAAAATATAAACGAAATCTTCAATCGAAAATCTTTTATTTTTAAAATAAGGATGAACATTTATAACTTTCAATTTAGTTTTGAATCCACAGTTTATAATTTTATCTTTGAAAGATTCTGCCGAATGTCCTTTACCTCTAACAAAGATTTTTACATCTTCGGATAATCTATCAACCCAAGTAAGAGAATTAGATAAAGCTTGACTCGACTCATTCAAAATAATATGATACATTTTATATTTAATCCTTCTTTATTTGAAGTAATAATAAAATATAATTGTTGGAAAGGTGTTTGTCAAGAGGAAAGTAAAAATAAAAACTTGCAGAGGAAGGATTTGAAACTTCATATCCAAGCTTATGAGGCTTGTGAGAATCCCTTTCTCAACCCTGCAATAAGAAAACTGACTTGGAAGGATTTGAACCTACAACTACATCTCTGGGTTCTACCAATTGAAATACAAGTCATTAAAATAAAAATGGGTGATGATGGATTTGAACCACCGAAAGGCTTTCGCCGCCTGATCTACAGTCAGGAGCACTTGACCACTATGCGAATCACCCAAATAAATTAAAAATACTCGTGTGGAGAATCAAACTCCAATTAACTGACTGAAAATCAGTTGAACTAATCATTATTCGACACGAGCAAAGATTTTGTATTTATAATAAAATAATATTTTGAAATATAATTGTCAAGAAAAATTATTAAAAAATTCTATTTTATTTTTACATCGAAATAATTTGATTTAGACTCAATAGAAGCAGGTATTTTAATTCTTAGTAAACCTTTATCTACAGTTGCATCTATTGAATTAATATCAAAATCGCCATCAATTTTAAAAGGAATATCAAAGTTTTTTCTAGTTATCCTTTTTACATAATAATCACGATTAGTGATCTTTTCATTATCTTTATTACAGGAAATCCTCAAAACATCCTTTTCAACCTTAATTTTAATATCATCTTTATTGATTCCAATTACAGGAAGTTCAATATAAATGTCATTATCTTGTTTATAAAGATCATAAGGATAATCTGGTTTATAATCCGACTTAAAAATAGATGAATAAAAACCATCATGAATATTACGTGTTAAAATATCAAAAACATCTTGTGCATAAAAAAATCTTTCGCCCATATTGGGTTCCTCCTTTTGTGAGTTTTGTGTTAGTCATTAAGATCTAACGGTTTAAAAACATAATTCTTGACAATTATATTTTATAATTCTATTTATAATTAGTTCAAATCTTCAATATCTTCAACTTCATCATCTTTCAACTTAGATTCTCTTAGAATAAAAAGTTCAGATTTCAACTTATAAACATCAATAGAAATAGACTCTCTTCTAATAACAATACCTTCATCAGGAACGTCATTAATACAATCAGCACTCTTCTTCTCAAGAAAATCTTTTTTGAGTTGTTCAACAAAATTAATTTGCCAATGATTTTCTATTGAAATATTAGGATAAAGATCTTTAGCTTTCCCGTAGTAATATTCTTTTACCATTGGAACATTAAGTTCTTTACATCTTTCTTTCATAGAGGACCAACTATATTCAGTTACTACACCATCAATATTAGTTGATGTAATTCTATAAACTACAATCTTATAATTTGGTGAAGTACAACCATAATCATATTGTTTCTGAATATATTTTCCATTTTCTAGAAAACCTACAATTTCATAATAAACTGTTTCACCTTTATTAAGTTTACCTTCAAAGTTTTCTCTACCAGACTTAGCCCAAATATCTTCGGAATAAAAAGACTTAGAATTTGGGAATTCCTTATTTTTAATAACTCTTCTTGAAGCGTAAATATAATCATATTCAGTTTCAACTACTTTAACTCCAAGTTTCTTAGCAATTCTTTCTTTAAAGTTAAGTTTCTTTTTTACCAAACAATTAGATACAATCGAGCTGGAGCCATGAAATTTTGCCGAAATTGAGATTATATCATCAGGATTTATCTTATGAATATTTCTAAGAAGCTGATTTGTATCACAATGAAAGGCAAATATACCCGGAATCATTCGCGAACTAATTTTACCTTTACCTTTAGTCTTTTTAGATTTTGAAGGTTCATTAACCATAACAATATATTTTTTGCAAATATCTTGTTCTCTAATTTTTGAGAAAGAATAACCTTCAACCAAAGTGGACTTAGCTTCTTTTTCATTTTTAAAGTATTTGTAAAATTTATCTAAATCTACACAAAGACCATTAGAAATAATGCCTTTAAGTTTAATAGTTTTAACTCGATTATGTTTACCCAAATATTTTGCAAGATCTGGAAAATCTTGAGTCAAACATTCATTAATACAAATATTAGAATCAAAATAAACTACTTTAGTATCTTCTTTAGTTTCTACACCAACAACAACCTGAGTAAGTTTTATATCTTTAAGATATACATCAGCTTGTTTAATTTTGTCAGCACCTTCAATAGAAGATATATTTTTAAGAGTAACTACACATGCTTCATTATTGTTCATAAATAAACCATTCTTTAGATTATTGTTCATCAGAATAAGAAATAGATTTGTTTCGTTTATAGGGTTCTTTAACTTTAAACTGACTATTTTGTTTAAATGATTTAGAACCTTTCTTTTTAGACCATTGTAATCGTCTACTTAGCTTATCATCAAAATTATTCATGTTCTCTTTCATAATTAATAAGGATTTTTATCTCCAGTTAAAACTGCTGCTTGTTGAGCGACAGAAAGATTTTTTTGCCAAGCATGTTTTCCATAATCATTTGTATAAAATCCGGCACCACGCAAATCAAATCCTAGTTTACCAAAACTATCAATTTTATCCATTTTACCACCACATTTAGGGCAGGTTTCTGGTGGTTGCATATCTTTTGGTACACTAATAGATTTAATATATTCATCGGTAAATCCACATTTTTCACATTTATAATCAAATATAGGCATTTCTTATTCTTTCTCCATTAATTTATAATAAAATAACATTTGAAAATATAATTGTCAAGAAAAAATTGATAAAATATCTTTAGTAACAATAGAAACTTGTTTTTCAAACGATTTTACTGAATTTCTTTTATTATCTATAATATAATTCCACGCAGTATAATTGTCAAGAGATGTTTCTGATATATGAGGATTTTTATTACTTTTATTTACATTTCTTTCTAGTCTTACGGTAATCAGATCATAACTATCAGAATACATATATTCTATTTCATCAGGAAATCTTAGATCGGTTATAATAATTATATTAGACTTACTTAATTCACATCTTTCTCTTACTTTATCAACCCAATAAGTTTCCTTAACTCGGTTTTTAAATATTTCGGTTCCATAACACTGTAAAATAGCTCTGGTAATAAAGGTTTTATCTTCAAACCAATTATCATCTTCTATTCTTAATTTATTTAGTTCATTTTTTAAATCTTCATTCAAAAGATTTTTATCTGTTAATAACTTTAGAAAATTATTCACATAATTATTTAAGTTATATTTCAACATTTGGAAATCTTCTTTACAACCATTTTTTAAATCTTTTGCAAAATAATCAGTTTCAACCGCAATATTAGAACTAATTAATTCTTTTTGCATAATCTCAGCAAAAGTATTTTTACCCGATTTCATTTTACCAGAAACTAAAATAATTAACTTTTTCATAAGAACCTTTCAGTCATTAAATAGAAATTCAGTTAATTCCTCAAAATCAGAACCTTCTCTAATTAAGAAAGACTGCCCACCACTTATTGTAACATTACCACATTCACAAGTTATATTTTTAATAGGATCTTTTGAATATAGAACTTCTCCACATTTATTACACCTTACTCTATTTTTTAGAATTTGGTCTGCCATTTTCCTTACCTCCATCAAATTTACGTACAATATTATTAATTTGTTCTTCGGTTAATATATTTAGATATTCCTCAAGATCTCTAGTTCCACACTCAAAATATTTAGAAATCTTATTTTTCTCATCTTTTAATAAATCTTTAGCTCTAGACATATACTTAAAGAATTGTTTTCTTTTGGGTAATGAAGCTAATAGAAATCTATAATGAGTTTCTTTAGAAATATCATATTTATTAATAGCATTAACCAAAGGAATATAAAACTCACACATAGAAACATAACGATTAATCATATAAGGTTCATATTCTTTAGTTTGATTATCATCTAACGGATCGAACTCTACCTTATTAAAAGTTAAATTTTCTAAATGTTTAAATAAATTAATTGGTTTAGAAACCAATTCTTGGGATTCTATCTTTTTCATTTTACTACTTTCTTTATGTCATTAAAAACTGTATCAAAAAAGACTTTATTAATTTACTCTTCATTAAGCAGTAAATAACTCAATTCCATTAGTTTTATTGATATTCACACAATCTATATGAACCCAGGAAACATTATCTTCCATTCTTGAAATATTAATAAATTTAGAAGAATTTTTAATAATAGCTTGTCTAACCTCTTCGGCAGTTAAACCTTTTACATCAAAATCTAAAGCTTTTCCAAATTTATGAGCAGATAGTAGTCCACCTTCTTTACAATCAAAAGGTCGTAATCCTCGTAAACTAAATTCTCCACCTATATTCCAATTATTAATAGTTATTGGTTTATTAAAGAAAGTTCTAATATTATCTATTTCAAATAGAATTCTGGAATCAAGAGCATTTTTAAATAAATTATAAGAACCAAAACGTTTCAACATTACAGGATCTACTAATTCTTCAATTTTAAAATACTTTGGAATATAATAGTTCATAATGAAATGTCAACTCCTATTAATTGATCTTTTTTAAATTGATCTATAGTTAGTGGTATTTTATAACCACGTTCTATATATTTACTATTAAATAGATCTAAATTAGACTCTTCTTCTCTTTGCGATTTATGTAACAATAATATATCAGCTACAGCTACCTTAAATCCTCTTTCAAGAACTTGTAGACAAAAATCTAAATTATAAAGATCAAAGGTAAAACACTGATCAAACCGTAGCCCTTCCTTTAATAAACTGGCTCTAACTGCAATAAAAAACTTATGACATACCAAAACATCATCGAAGTAACCTATACGATTTCGACCCATTATAATCGTTTTATTGTCCATATTTGTAGCCCACTGTCCAACTAAATCTTCAAAATTTTCATCAAACCATCTTCCATGTTCTGGTAATTTTGATGAACCAGTAACACCAACTAATCCAACTTCTGGCTTTAATTTAAAGATCATTTCTAACTTTTGAGAAAAATTTGGGTCTAATATTAACACATCCTCATGACAAAAACAAACTATATCATCATCATTAAGTTTATTATTAATATAAGCATCAATTCCTCTATTCCAAGAATGAGAATAACCAAACGTTTCTTCTTCTGGCAAAACATGAACATCACAAGTATCAGCTAATTTTAACTTCTTTAAACTTAATTCCAAATAATTAGCATATTCTTCAGGATGTTTTCTTCTAATAATAAACTTAATCATTAAGTATTCCTTATTTTTAATTCTTGATATAATTTATCGGTTATGTCTTTTGGTAGTTTATTTATAAACTCTTCTAAACTACTATCAGAATTAACATAATCTTTAAACTTATCAGACATATTAAATGATGAAAGAATTGGTCTAGCATAATCAATATTATTTAACTTCAAAAATTTAAAATCATCAAATATAACAGGTATATTTTCTTTACACCATTTTAATAGATCTAACATTATAGTTCTTATTTCCCAATGAGCAAAATAATCACATCGCATAGTAAAAATATGACGCAATTCTCTCAAATTAACTTTCATAACTATTTCGGCTGTTTCTGCTGTATATAAGAATTGTCTAGCGTCTTCTGGTTTATAACCTAGAACTCTAAGATTTCTATAAACCAATTCATTTTGATTACAAATATCTTCAATAGTTAAATCTAAACCATCAATTATTAAACGATCTTTGTCTAAATTTGGTGGAAATACCAATTCAAACTCTTCTTCATCAACGTAACGGGTACTTTTTTGTGCAAAACTAGCAACTCTATGTCTAACTAGTTCATGAGTTAATCCACGTGAAACATTTTTAAACTTTATAGTTATATCAGCAAATTCAATCATAGCTCCATGACCTCTTGTAATTAAATTCTTTACAAGTTTAATATCATTCTCTGGAGTTGACTTATCTTGTGATTGATAACAAGTTCTAGCAGCATTAGCTATAGATGATATAATATCTTCAGTCTTTGATAAAACTTCAAATTCACCAGCATTCTTTAGTATTTTCATTTTTATATTCTTTCTTTAATTTTTATATTTTAATTTTATCTTGTTTGCCATTCTGAAGATCATAAATTGAAGCAGACACAGTTTTAATTTCATCCAACCAACTTATACCATGTTTTGAAATAATAGAGTAAAAATCTTTAACATCATGATCGGCAATTTTAAATTTAGTTTCCCCTTTAGCATCAGTAGTAACCAAAATATGCTTTAATTCATGAAGAACTAAAATTTCTTTAGTTTCTTCTTTAAGTTTTTCCCAAAGATCATTAGAAAACTCTAGCAAGTAATCAGACTCACAAAAAAACTTTAACTCTGAGTTTGGTTTTATACACTTTCCGGCTACAGTTTTTGAAATATAAGGTGCTACTAAAACCGATTTAATTTTTACACCATTTAAATCTAATTTATTATCAACTATAACTTTTCTAACCATAATATCCAAATCAGTATCAAAAATAAATTCTTTTTCCATAAATATAAACTTTCTGTTTAATTAACTTACCAACGAACATTTTTACCTAGTTCTTTTATTCTATTATAAACCTTATCTCTAACTAAGGTAAGATTATTAATAGCTAAATTAATACCACTACTATTATTAGGTTTAGTAAACAATTTCTGCTTATAGTCAGCAATAAATCCGTCTAGTTCAACATAATAATTATTAAGTAAGGTTTTATCAATAGTAATAGATAAGAATTTATCTAAGGTTCCATCTTTAAATCTAGTAAATAGATCATCAGTAAGCATGGCTTGAAACTCCTTCATCAGAATCTTCATTAACTCTCTGAGATAGATTATTTGTGAAAATATCTTTAATCTGAGCTAATTCTTTAATCATTACACTATACTTTCCTTCACTTAAAGAACCCTGAAAACGTTTTTCGCTTAATTGAGTCATATTAAACTCAAGATCTAACATCATATCAGCTACTTCACGTTTCTTAATAGAATCAAGAGTTTTATTTAATGTATTACTTCTAAACTCTTTTAACAACCAAGTAAAGTTTAATTTTTTACTTGAACCTTCAGGAAGATCAATCATTTTTACCACCTTTTAAATATTTGACATTAATTCTAATAAACAACACGCTGCATTGATTTCTGGATCAATTACAGTAGAATGCTTATACATAAATTCACCAATTACAAGAATAGCAGGTCCTTGTTTTGAAGTATCTAATCTCGGAACTACATTATCAAACAATTCCCTATATAATTCTGAATAATTATAATTCTTATCAATTAGATATTTTCTAGCTTTTCCAAATTTTTTCTCAAGAACATAAGAATAAAACTCTTCATCTATACTTTCACATCTAAATATATTTTCATCAATTGATTTAGTCATACTTGAATACTTTTGACATAAACCAATCATTTTTCTTATATCGGGAAAGAAAGTATCAACCATAGTTTCTACAGTTTCTAATTTATAAGAAATCTCTTCAAACTCTAAAATTGAAGTAAGCCGATCAACTACTTTAGGTTTTACTTCTTTTAAAATATTAGGATCCGACATATTAAAATCGAAAACTGCACATCGGGATTTAATAGGTTCTATAATCTTTGAAATATTATTACAAGTGAAAATAAATCTACAACTATTCTTAAATTCTTCCAGTGCAGCACGCAAAGCTAAGTTTAGTGAATTGCCAGCACCTTCAGCTTCGTCCATTATAACAATTTTAGGCTTACCATTTAATGATTTCATTGATGCATATTTTTGAATATCATTTCTCAAAGTATCAATTCCACCATTGGCAGAGATATTTATATATCTAAAATCACAGCCTAAATCATAACAAAGAGCCTTAGCCAGAGAAGTTTTGCCAACGCCAGGCGAAACTGAGTGTAGAATAAGATTAGGAATTTGTCCTTCTTTAATAAGATTAGAAAAATAAGTCTTATATGAATTAGGAAGAATAATATCAAAACCATCACCAATTATAGTAGTAGGTCTATATTTTTCAACCCAAAGATAATTACTTAATTGTTTTTTAATATCGGGAGTTGCCATCTTCTTCTTTAACCTTTTCTTTAAATTCTTCTTGACCTTTATTTTTTAACGTTTTTCTATAACGATCAATAATTTTATCACTTTGTTTTTTAGAAGCTGATTCTAATTTACGCCTTTGTGACCTATTTGTTAGTCTTGGCATCTTATTCTCAGCATTAAAATCTTCTTTATTTTTATAAATACACTTACAAGGAATCGGTACATTTAACTCCTTAGTAGCTTCTTTATTATTTTTAAGATTTTCTTTTTCTAATCTTCTTCTTTCAGCTCTATTCTTTGGTATTAAATCTTCTGAAGATTTAGGTTTTTCTATAAAATTAGTATGACCTCTACCTAAACAAAATTTGCAACTAGGATCTGGATCAACCAATTCTATTCCCATTTTCTTAGAAATAGCTTTAATATAATCAAGAGTGGTAAGTTTTTCTTTATCAATTACATTACCAGACTCAATATCAACCAATTCTTCTTTAGCATTAACTTTAGCATATTCTTCACTAAATTCTGAAGTATCAAAATTAGAAGAAGAGTCAGACTCTTCTTCTTCAGATGATATAACTTGATCTTCAAACTCTCCATCAATAATATCTTCTGACATTTATTTAGCTCCTATCTTCTAGTTCTGCGGTCATTATTTTAAGTGAAGCAATATTAGATTTGTATTCAAATATAACTACACCAGCACCCCAAATACTTACTGTATAGTTACCAGTAGGAATAACTGAAAAAATTTCAGAAGGAATATTAAAATCTACATCTTCACCATCAGATTTAATAACCGAAAAATTCTTTTCAAATGTATTTTCATGAGTTTCATTCTTCAAAGTAATAACTAATTTATCATTATTAACTAACAAATTAGCACTTTCTGAACTTACTAAACCTATCATTTTACAAAAATTCTTTAATTCATCTTCACTTAATTCAAAGACACAATTAGGTTCCTCTTGCATATTGAAACCTTTAGGACCAGGAGACATAATTTCAGAATCAGTTAATACATACTTAATTTTGGAATTATTATTAGAAATCTCAAGTTTATTAATATTCTGAACAATCTTTGGATTCTTGAAAACCGAAAGTAGTTGATAAAATTCTGGATAATTATAAATTGATAATTCTTCACCTTCAAAGCAAAAATCATTAATATCAGCTTCAAAAAAGTATGAAATACTTTCAGATGGATTTTTACGATTTATAACTATAGATTTACCATCATCACTCTTCTTAATAATAATACCAGTACTGATTGAAGATAACTGATTAAGCAAATTTAAGGTTTCAATCTTATAATTTAACTCTTTACTCATTAAAGCTCCTATTCATTAAAAATATCTTTTCGTTTATTATAATATTAAATTTTAAAGTATAATTGTCAATAAAATTATTTTCCTGTTGAACCAAATCCGTTCGTTCCTCTATCTGTATTTTTAATTTCCTTAACCAATTTGAAGTGAACTAATGGTTTTTCGGAAATAACTAATTGAGCAATTCTATCACCAATATTAATTTCAAAATCTTTATCACCAAAATTAGCTAATATTACACCAACTTCACCAACATAATCAGGGTCTATAGTTCCGGGTGAATTAAGTACAAATACACCATTCTTTGCTGCTAAACCACTTCTTGATCTAACTTGAGCTTCATGAGTTTGTGGAAGATCTATAGCCAATCCAGTTTTTACTAAACTAAATTTACCTGCTTTAATTATAAGCTTTTCATTTGAACAAATATCAGCTCCAATAGCATTCTCAGACTTATATTCTGGAAGTTGAGCTGTATCACTAAGTTTCTTCACATTAATTGTAATCATTTACACCTCTCTTTTAAATCATTTAAAATTTTAAGTAATTCATCTTCATTATTAACATTAAATTTCTTTTTTAGTGCAGGAATTACCTCTCTTTTTCTATATTCATCATAATGAGAACCATCATCAATTAATACATTAATCAAATAATCTATAGCATTCTTATCAGAAAATAAGTTATTATTATACTTCTCTTCAAAACCCAAACTATAAAAAATACCCCACCTTCTAACACAAACAATACAGGTTCCACAATTACCAGCTTCACCCGATAAACAAGATGAAGTAGCCATCAATTCTTCCTTACTTAATCCATTACGTAAAGCCCATGAAACAATTTCTGATTTTCCTTTAAAAGTTTCAACAAAAGGAAATCTAAGAGTTACTTTTTTGTAAGGTGAAAGTACATAACCAATACAATCATTAAACAATCTAACAAATTCTCTATTTTTATCAGTAGCTCCAGAGTTATCTTCGCCTTTTACAGCACCCATCCAAATTTCATCAGGAAGATATATTGAAGCTCCTAACATAGCTAATACAGCATTTCGACCAGGAATCATAATAGAACCACAAACATTACCATCTTTAGAAACTCCTTTCACATCTCTAAGATAGTCTATTTTTCTAATTTCAACAGATGAATCAAGACAAGCGCGTTCTTTTTCATTATATTCTTGTCCAATATCAAACCAAACTTTAGTTATTTTTGCATTTGGATTAGTTACTTGTGCATAACGTTCTAATATTTTTGAGTCTAATCCACCAGAATATAAAATCAAAATATGCTTATTCATTTCAAATGAAACTCCATCTATATAAGGTGCAAATAATTCAGGAAATTTATTTTTCACTAAATCAGAATATTTAACTTCCTTTTGAGTATTCATAAACTTACCTTTTCAATTTATTAGAACAAACTATCCAAAGTTCTTCAAAACCAACATCTTGATTATTTTCAGCAATAAAATCAATGGTAAAAACTTTATTAACTTCTTCTTTTAAGCTATTAAAATCAAAAAATTTAAAATGACCAAGATTAGGATCTCTAGCTTTTATATTATATTCACAATTAGGAACTACAATAATCAATTGTCCAGAAGCATTAAGAAAAGTTTTTAATGAATTTAAAACCATTCCTGAATCTTCAAAATGTTCTAAAGAATGACTAAATATAACCAAATCATATTTTATCTTAGATTCAACTTTAAAATTCAAATCAATTTTAGATATAGTGGAATCAATAGGATAATAATCATAAAAATCACAAGTCCTAGTTGGTACATAAGATTGTATAGCATTACCAATAAACTTATTTCCACAACAAACATCAGCTATTGTATGTAATCCAGATTTAAATTTTATAATTTTATTCATAATTCCAAGAAATTCATGAATTCTAGTTTTAGTTGTTACACTAAAATCTTCATTATTTTTATATTCGTATATTTCATTACCCATTTATTAAACCCTCTCTAATGTATTTCTGACCAAAATATAATTTTCTTTCTTCTCTTAAAGCTTCTCTTTGGGATATTTTATCATTTTCAGTTCTTCTATTTGATTTCCTATAATGATACATAATCAAATCTGTATGAATCCAGTTTATATATCCTTTTAAGTGCATTCTAAACATTACATCCATTTCTTCAAAGATTAGTGATCCATGTTCAGGAGCATTCTCATCCCACATTCCAACCTCTCGTAAAACCTCCATATTTAACATATAAGTATGCAATAATGCATGACATGGTATTGTTCTACCTTTTTCCGATGAACTATGTTTATATAGGTAGCATTGATGTTTAATAGAATCATATTCTAGTTTACCATTTTCGACTTTGAGTCTTTGGTAATATTTTTCTTCTGGTAATTCAATTTTATCAAAAATTGGTTTTTCTTGAATATCATCAGAATCTTCTATAAGTAATTGAATACCACCCGATGAACCATAATAATAATTTCTTATCATCAAACAAAACAAATTGTTTGCATAGTTTGCAGGAATTAAACAATCATCTTCAACATATAATACATGAGAGGTTTCTACTTTTGAATAACCAAAATTCTTTACCTTAGCAAAATTATTATGTAATTTTCCACTAATATAAACAGAAAATTTAATATTTAATGGAACTAAAATATTTTCAATCAATGATATTTGATGATATAAAGTATAGTTGCCATGTATCCATCTACTATCAATTACCAAAATACTTTCTTTTGGTTTATAATCTTGCATTGATATAGTTATAAATGTAGGAATTAAATCTTTATCACCACGAGTGAATGTAATAGTTGAATAGCTCATCTTTCCTCCATTAAACCACATTTAATGCATCTATAAACACTATCATTATGAGAACTACAGAAATATTCAAAATCATGATTAGTACATTTAGCTTGTTTTTCTTGTTTAATAGTATATTCTAAATCAGATATTTGTCTTCTTAGAATATCCATTTTATCATTCAGTCTTTTAAGTTTAGTTTCATTATTCATTTAGTTATCTACTTTCTTCTACCACCTACTTCTTGGGCAATTAGGTGGTAGTTCAGACCAATCGTGTTTATCTATAATAAATGCACAAAATTTACCATCATCATACGGAGATGTTTTTGCTAAATGACAAGTGAAGCAAATAAGATAATTTCGTGATATTTCTTCATTGTTATTAGATATTTTATTGGATGAATCTTTAAACTCATCAATACTAATATTTCTATCATCAAGATATTTACCTGCAATTAACTTACCACAAACTATTCCTTCAAACTTTAATTTAGCTTCAGTTATAAGATTCTTAATTAAAAAATAATCTCCCCAACTCCGACTGGTAAATATAAAAACCTTACCATTATATTGTTTATTAAGTTTATCAACAAGTTCTTTATCAATTTCACCATTAACAAATAGAGTTCCATCAAAATCTACAGAAATATGATTATACATTTTTATCATCGTCCATTTCTTCTATAATTCTTTTCATTTTAGTTATATTTTCCTCAAACTTTTTATCTTTTTTAAAAGTGTTAAAAATATCTGAACTAACACACAAAGTTTTTTCTGGAAGGTGTTCATTTAATATTATAGTATATCTATTATAGAGTTCTCCAATAACATTATCATTAATCTGTTTTGTTATATTATTCATTTCATCCATAAAATCAATCTAAAGTAAAAATTTGTTCATTTTATTATTTTTATTTAACTCACAACAAAAATAATCGTAATAATGTTTTAAATTATGAATACCTCTCAATTTATTTCTCATTTGAGATCTAAAAGTAACCATATTAATACCATAAGTTTTACAAAGAGGACAACTACAGTTTTTCCAACATTTGCTATTTAATACTAATTTAATTTCGTTTAAATAAGTATTCATTCCATCATGATTAGTTCCAGAATATTTACGATGCATTAACTCAAACTTTTGTATATTTCTTAATATTGAATTAAATAATTCTTTATTTTTTATTTCTTTTGAGTTTTCTAATTCATCAAATTCTCTTAATTGTTTAACTATATTATGGGAAAATTCATCTAACTCAACAATAATATCACTATAATCATTTTCATAAAGATTCTTTATCTTCTTATTCAAGGAAGGAGCTCCTTTACTAAAAATTGGAAGATAAATAGTGTCATATTTATAAAACTTATTTTTTAAATTAAAGAAATAAGCCGATGTTGGTGCATTACTGGCATTTAATAATGGTGTAGAATTATCAATAGAACTCAATATATCATATTTTAAAAATGATGATAATAGAGCTAATCTACCAAACCCAAGTAAATGTAATTTAATTCCATATTTCTTAGCTGTTGGTGTTAAATAACTAAGAATTTGTGATACTATATCAGTATTACCTGTCATAGTTAATCCACCAATAGCACAATATTTAAATCCTGCTTCACCTAACTCAATTAATGATTGCTTATAAGATTCGGGACTCCAACCTTGTACAGAACCTAATAAATATATTTTCGATTTTCTTTCTTTAACTAATTTTAGCATTTCAATTGCATTTTTACAAGAAAGTTCTCTTCGATAAATATGAGTTTTTGTTGGTTTAATTCTGTTAGTCATATCAACCATATCAACAATATGATCTAATGTTATACCAAAATCTAAATCAAGATTTTCATAAAAATCTAAAAGATCACTAATCGTAAATGGTGGATTATCTTCGTTAAAGTATGTAGGTGCTCCACAATCACCCATCAAATAATAACTTTTTGGAATATTAAAGTATTTCCTTAGTCCTCCTAATGAAGTATAAGTTTCTACTTGTCTACCAGTAACTAATGCTTTGGATGTTAAAACTCCATCCATATATTTGTCATCAATCAAATCATAATAGGTTACGTTAACTCGTTCTTGTTTATTTTCGTGAGAAAAATTATCGTTCAAATAATCATAATTAGCATCAATTCCGATCATTTCATCGGAGGTTGCTATATAATAATTAACCTTTTTAAAGTATTCATTTATATCAATCATTATTCACCCGTTATCAACATTTGAAATTCATTTCGAGTTTCTAATCTATTAAATGCTCCAGTAATTGTACTTGTAAGAGTCCAAGAATTAGGTTGTTTAGCACCTCTCATAGCCATACACAAATGTCTTCCTCTAACTTGACAAATAACACCATTAGGTTTAATATTAGATTCAAGAATATTAACTATATCATTAGTAAAATCTTCTTGTAATTTAGGTTGTTTAGCTAATAATTCAACCAATCTTGATAATTTAGATATTCCTAAAACTTGTTCTGAAGGAATATAACCCAAATTAACTTTATATTCAACTGGTAATATATGATGAGGACAGGTTGAAAAACAATGTATATCTTTAGCAACCACCATTGCATTATATTGTGAAGGAAAACTAGTAGATAATATATCATCAATTTCTTCTTTGGAATTTATTCCTTCAAAGATTTCATAATAAGCTCTAGCCATACGTTTAGGAGTATCTTTGAAATTAGGATCGGTTATATCCAAACCAAAAGTATTTTTAAGACCTTCTAATATTAATTCTCCGGCACGTTCTATTTCTGGAATGCCTGTAAACTTACGAATATTATTTTTCAGAGAATACTTTTTAAGACATGACTTACAAATAACTATATTATCAAATTCGGTTAAGTCTTCATAAGTTCCACATTTAGCACAAACTTTAACTAATGTTTCCAAAATGATCCTTTCATAAATGTTTAATTAAATATTAAATTTTAAAGTATAATTGTCAATAAAAATCATTAATAATCTAAATTTTTAATAAACAATTCAATATTATCATTTAATGCAGGTAAATAACTATCAGGTAAATTATAAAACTGAAGAACACGAAGTAAATTATCATTTAGAGTATCTGGTTTTGAGGATTCCCACGGAAAAACTAACCATCCAAGTTCTTTATGTTCTTCATTATTTTGTTTATCAATAAGAGCAAAGAATGGTTTATTATACTTTTCGGTATAATATTTTTTAGTTGCACCACTATCAATAATATCATCAATAATTATATCGGCTTTATTAGGATCAAATACTAATTCATTCCAACCAAGAGTTGTAAATACTGAAGCTAACATAAGACCACCTCTCGGAACACCATATATTTTTAGTCTATTAAACTCTCCTAAATAAGTATAAATATCATCCTGAAGATATTGAACTCGTTTAATTAAATCGTCCCAAGTCATAATATAAGAATTATTGTTGGTTTTCATCTAAATCAACTCGCTTTCTTCTTTGAAAGGGTTTTTGTTTCCCTTTCTTTGGTGGAATAACTTTAGGTAACTTCTTAACAGTTTCTTTACATCTTAGTTTAATCAATGGAATCAATTTAAAAATCACCGAGTTCACAATAAGTTTCTTTACCAACATATGTTTCATAAACTCTAACTTTAAATTTTAATTCGGGTCTTTCATTTTTTAAATCATTATAAATTACTTCAGAAATATTTTCTGCAGTTGGATTAATTTTATCAAAAGGTTCAATTTCATTAAGCATTCTGTGATCATATTTTTCTTTAATTTTTTTAACAGAAGCAAAATCAAAAAGAATTCCTACATCATTTTTCCATCTACTATCACCTTCAACCCAAATACATATTTTTTCCGAATGGCCATGAGTATTACTACAATTTCCAGCATACCCGCTCAAATAATGAGCAATATCAATTACAGTTTCTGTGTAAAGTTTTAGAATCATCATATCTCCTTAAAATTAGTTTCAGTTTTAAATATCTTTGTTATTGTACTATTAAAATCCTCTATCATTTTCAAACAAGAATATATGACTTCTGTAAGAAATATTCCAACCCTTACTAATAATTATATCATAGTATTTAGTTATTAAATCTTTCAATACTTTTGAATTAGTTCCTTTTGGTTGAGCATAAATTAAATTTCTTGGAATATCATAAATTTTTTGTTGCTCTGTTATAAAAACCAAATCTTCATAAGAATCAAATAAATATTTCACAATATAATTATATGACTTAATATTATTTAATAAAATCGGTTCTGTTTTAGAATCTATATTAATTTGGTCAATATTATTTTTTGGTGAAATATTAAATGTAATATTTTCTTTAAAATAAGAAATTAATGCATTATCTTTAAGATTTATGGTTCCATTAGTTTCTATTTCATAAGTTTTAAGTTTTTGAAACTTAACTATAATTTTTTCTATTTCTTCATAATTTTCTGGAATTAAGGGTTCTCCACCAGTAAACATAATATTATCAGATTTTTCTATATCTTTAAATATCTCTTCATCCGGAATATCTAAAATTTTAGGACTTAACCAAGAATATTTCGAATCACAAAATTTACACGAACAAAGGCAATTAGGAAATCTTAGAATCAATGAGTTTCTACCTTGATATTTTCCTTCGCCTTGAAAACCGGCGTATTTTTCAATTATTTTCATTTTTTAATTAGTCCAATTTTTAAGTTTTACAAAATAAAAATATCCAAAGAATTTCTTCTCTGGATATTAATATTAAATTTTAAAGTATAATTGTCAATAAAAATTATTAAGAATTTGCTTCATCAACTAAAGAATCTACATTATCTTTCATAAATTTACTAAGTTTTATATAGGCAGCTGAAACAGAATCCTCAGAAAAACCTCTAAATTTAACTCTTGCAGGATAACAATCTATAAGATTTCCTTCATCATCTGTATCAATTACAATCGCCCAACCAAAAATATGCAGAATTTGATTAATTATTAATAATAGTCCGGTGTTTCTAAATTCAAACCAAGATTTTTTAGTTATCATTTTTATTATTTCTTTATTGAACTTCAGGTATTTTTGTAAATTTTCTATTTTCAAATTCCCACTCTCTTCTAATTTTAGTCCAAGAAGAAACTGGAGTAAAGAATCCTACAACTCTAGTTAAATAATCTACAACTTTTTCTAATTTAACAACTGGAACAAAAGTATGTATAATTTCAAAGGTTAAATCATCAACCCAAATATTTTTTCTTCTTTTACGGGTTATAGAATAAATGGCACCCAAACTTACATTATATTTCTTAGAAATATCTTCTAAACAGAAACCATATTCTACTTTAGATTCATTTTTAAATATAATTTTAATAATATATTTAAAAGTTTTACAATATTCTTTTAATTCTGGTTCATTTTTGTATCGTAATTTTAATGTTTTAGCAGATTTATCAATCCAAGGAACTTTTCTACCTTTTAATATCCCAATCATAATTTTTGATCTTTTTTCATTTATTAATTTCATTTTTTCTTTTGGTATTTTATGTACTGGATTATTTAAACCTTTTCTTGATTCTGCCATTCTCATTAAAGATTCACAATCATTCTTAGTTCTACCTTTACTCCAATGTTTATTTTTGCATCCACTTAACCCACTTGTACCTCCAATGCTACAATTCATCCCTTTGTCATTAGGATATTTTTTAATATAAGTGTGAAAATATTCAATCCAATAAACTTCTCTTTCTTCTAGTTCATTCCAAGATTTACAAACTTCAATAATTTCTCTTTTAAAATTTTCTTTTCCATATTTCTTTATAGAAAGCTTTATAAGTTTACCAGAACCCAAATAACCATCAAAATCTAAATTATTTAATTGTAAATGAATTCCAACATAAATCTTATGATTTATTAAATTAGTAGTTTTATATACAATAAAATAAACCATTTTTACTTTATGTCTTTTAATCCTAAGATCTAAAATTAATGTTTCGGGTTTTACACTTACATAAATTGAATTAGGAATACACATAACGACACCTCCACTACAGGTTTATAAAAGTAAGAGGATATAAAGTAATTCTTTAGTGGAAGAAAATGACGATCAATCACTGTCCTCTATATCCTTATGTGTATTTATATTTGATCTAAATTATTAAATTTTCTATTTTCAAATTCCCACTCTCTTCTAATTTTAGTCCAAGAAGAAACTGGAGTAAAGAATCCTACAACTCTAGTTAAATAATCTACTATTTTTCCACCACATATAGGACAAATTAGTACTTTCCCAAAAGAAGCGTGATTGTGCTCACATTGAGACCATACAGAGTTAAGAGCAAAATGTTCACACCCACTTTGAACGGCGTATCTAATTATTTTTTCTGCTTGTTTTGATGTAACTCGTTCTCCAATTTGACAATGGACAAGAGAGCCCCCTGTAATAAGTTTATTAAGTCTACCATCGGCTTCCATTTTTTCCCAAATAGTAGCGTCATTCCAAAGTGGTATAAACTGGTTTGCATAAATTTTATAATTTACTTTATCCTCACCAAAAAGAATTTTATCAGCATTACACAATCTAATAGCAAAACTTTCAGCAGGAATTTGCTCAATATTTCCACTAATGTTATATTTTACGGATAATTCTTCAACCTTTTTATTAACAAAAACTAATATATCTTTTTCTAAATCATCATAAGAACCGAATTTTTCATTCATATATTGACAAGCTTCATAAATACCTATTAAACCAAAAGTAGAAAACATTCTGTTCATGTTTATCCAACCATTAGAAATAAACATTTGTAAACCTTGTTTAGTTAGATTTTTTATAAGCTCTTTATGAGAAACTAAAATTTTGGTTGAATCTTCTAGTCTATTTTCCAAAATTTTAAAATAATCATCATAATCCTTACATTCTAATGCAATTCTATTAAAATTTATAGTACATACTCTATGACTACCTAAAGAAATAGAACCACCTCCACCAAACGAATTTACTTGAGAAGCTAATTTTAACATTTCTGGCTGCGAAACTAGTCTACAATTATGACTAACAATTCCATTAGAAGGAAAATAATGATTATTTTCAAGTTCTATATCATAGACATAGTTATTATCTTCAAGTTCTTCAACCTTTTCGATTTCACACCAAGTTATCATTTATTTTATCTCCATTTTCTTTTATAAATTCTTTATAATTAACACAAGCATATTTTTCTATATCTATGTTGTATTTTTTAAAAAAATTGCTTTTCAATTTACTTCGTGAAAAAACCAGAAATTGCAATTTTTTAATTTCATTTTTTTCTAACATTTCTTTTATTTTATTTGCATAATAAAAATCAGGATTTTTTTCTAAATTTAGTTCATCCATAAGCATAGAATAATTTACTATTTTAAAAGAAAAACCAGATTTCTCTATAATGATTCTTATATTTTTATTGTAAACATCAAAACCCTTAAATTTTCCTTCCTCTATATTAACTCCAGAAAATGCTTTGATTTCATATATATGGTCGTTTATTTTCAAATCACTAATATAAATCCGTTTTAAACCACTATCTAATTCATATAAAAATCTATTTTTTTCATATTCAAACGGAATATTATTTTCAAGTAAAGCAAATAAAATTCTAAATTCAACAAAACTTCTACAAAAATATTCTTGGTTATTATAAATGAAATTAACTATTAAACCAAAACTACCTAATTGTTGATTTGTTCTATTATTACTCAACATTGATTTTGAAATTTTTTCTCTAACATATTTTAGTTTTGCAAAATTACCATTTCCTGAAAATTTTTTTGATAAATGTTTTCTTTGATCTAATCCAATTTCAGATTGATAAAATAGTTTCTTATTAATGGACAATTGATTTTTGTGATTTTTAGTAATAATACATTTTAAATTTTTATCAAAATTATAATCTTCACAAAATTTATTCCAATTTAAACAATGACCTCTCTCAATATGTTGTTTAAACATTCTTACTTTTCTTTCACAAATTGGACAGGTTATTAATTCATTTAGATCCAATTTGTTTTTAGATTCAACATATTTATCAACCTCTATTTTTTGACTTTCGTTTAATTCATTATAATGATATTTTTTATAATGATTTAATAACATTGATTTGCGTTTAGTTTTTCCAACATTTTTACAAAATTCACATTTATAATAAATGCCGTCCCAATAAGAAACAGTTTCTTGAGTCTTTCCAAAATTAGGAAATTCCCGTTTAAAATCTTCATAACTTTTACCATGTTTATAAAATATATGGGTTTTTATATTAGAGTAAAGGTTTTTACAATATGGACACTCAATCATAATTATCTCCTGTTGTTTAAAGTATTATCAATATTTATACTTTAACTAAAAACAACAGGAAGCAATTATTTTAAATTTAATGGAATCAAATAGTTATTAAAATTATTTTTCAATTCTAATGCAGTAATTTCTTTTTCTTTTTTAGTTGTTTTATCTAAAACTTTTAAAATATGATCCGGTGTAATTTTAATATTTCTTCCATTACTTGTTATAGATATTAATTTTCCTGTATTATTTTTCTTTTTTAATACACCAAGTATTTTGGTACTTTCTATTTTATTTTCATTATTCAACGAATCAATATAATATTCGTCAGGAATTTTTTGTTCAAATTCTAAATCTTCGGAATATAGTTCAACAAAATTTTTTAATGAACTATATATAGACTCACCGTCTTTTGTTTTGATTTTTATTATCTCATTTCCAGAAAAACAACAGCTTGAAATTTTAGTTCCTTCACTAGTAAAAATATTATAACGATAAATTTCCCTTTTACATATAGACTTAAGAAAATCCAAATCCTCAATTATTTCTTTGTCTCCCCATTTTTTCTTTGAAATATTAACCGTAACTAGAGGGAATCTATATGGTAAACCATCTTTACTTACATCACCTTTATCAAAGAAGTCAAGAAATATATTTTGAATTTCCATTACATAATCTATAATATAGTTAATATAGAATTCTTTTTGTTGTTCTTCCGTTTCTAATTCTTTTGGATGATTGATAGGAAGTTCTTCAAAAGGAAAATACCAACTCATGTCATTAATAAGAGATTTTAGTTTTATTCTATCGAATACACTAATATTTGTAAACGGGCTTTCACTACCATTTCTACTTAAATGATTAACCGAATGTATAAATTGCTGAAATTCATTTTCTAATTTTTTTCTAAATTCAGAATTAGTTTTTAGTTCCCTTAAATCAAACTGTTCTTTAAATAAAGACAGATGAGCAACATCAAGAAAAAAAGTACCGATGGCTATTGCACCAGCTAAATGGCTACTCATTTGATGAATAGTTTCACAAAGAGCTGAAATATAGCTAGAAACTCGTTTTGATGGTTTTGACCAAAGCTGCCCAAATTCTCTTCCTATAGTTACTAACTTTGAAGCATCAAGAGCCCAACAATAACACTTCATAATGTTAGTGCTATCTGATAGTCCTAAACTTAAATCGTACATTTCACCAGTAAGTCTTTTAGCTTCTTCTTTTCCATAGAGTATTTTCATTTGTCTATACAAAAAATCATAACCAATAGCTTTTTTAACTGGAGCAATAGCTTCTTGTGTTATAGCTTCAATAGTTTTTTCATTTTTATTTGAATTTGCATCAATAGAAACATCATTTAATTTATCCATTATAGTAGATTCAATAGTTTTTATAAAATCAAATCTGTCTTTGGTAATTCCATGAATTGATAATATTTGGTCTATTTTATCATCATCTTCTATGTTATATTTAGTTTTTAATGATTGTTTTAAAGCATTCCTCATATTTTTGAGGGTTCTATAAGTAGTAATATTATCATCATTATCAAACATTTCTTAAATCTCCATTAATTGTTAAAATAATAAACACCAGTATTACTTATTAAGTTATAATCTGCATCGTATAATTGTTGATTCTTAGATGCAAGTTTAAAAAAAATATCATTTTTTTCTGATATTTGCTTTTGATTAATATCAAAAATACCACATTTTATAAATGCAAAATTTTTAATTTCATTTCTCTTTACATATTCAATATCATGTCCTGTATATATCATTAAATTATAATTTTTTAATATAATTGTCAATTGTTTTATTTCATTTATATTAAACTTAGATAAAGGATCTCCACCAGTTAAAACTACTTTATTAGAATTAATTCTTTTTGATAATTTATCAATTTCTAGTTTTAAATCAGTTGGTGAGAAAACCTTAGCATTTTTATAATTATAATTTTTAAAATTTATATTATGACAACCAGAACAATTATTGTCACAACCCATAAAAAATATTAATATAGCTTCACTTTCATTATCAGGATAATCTATAAATGTAGTTTTTAAAGGAAATATTATATTCATGTAGTTAAAAACTCAACTTGTTCTTTTAAATCAGCTAATCGTTTAATAATCATTTTTGGATCATAAGAGAACTTTTCACTATTCAATAACATTTCCAAATATTCAATGGAACTTTTAATTTGTTCAATATTCATAGTTTGAACATTTCTTAAGAAAGATTGAGTTGGTCCCCAACCATCAATTATCATAAAAATAACCTCGTTTAATTTTTAAAAAATATCGGTTTTTGTGAGAACTTTAAACTTAATTCCAATTTTTTCACAATATAGTTTTGCAGCTAACCACTTTTGTGCATTCTTTTTATAAGTTTTAAGTTCTACATAATATCGTTTTAAAGCTTTTGAATTATTATTTTTTGGAGGTTTAGGAACATAAATTCCATGTTCTCCTTGTGTTGGCCCTTGATTATAAGGTTTTATTTCAACTATAAATCTATCAACTTTTCCTTCTCTCGTTACAGCTTCAAAATAAAAATCAGGAATATAAGTATGAGTTTTACCATCCAAAGTATAAGGAATTTTTATTGATTCAGAAGACCATTTTGTTACACTATTATTAGAATCTAATAAGTACATAAATCTCTGTTCCCAACTAGATCTATAATAAGGTGTTTTTAAACCAATATATTTTTCCTTATTAATTATATCATAAAAATTCTGTTTCCACTCACCCATATTAACAAATTCTTCTTAAAAATTGAGTATATAGTGTAAGTTCCTCAGCAAATTTCTGTATTTTATTCTTCATTAACCAATTAAATAATTTCATTTCATTTAACTTTGAAATTTGATAGGAATTTATTTCATTTTTGATATTATTTATTAGTTCTAAAGGGATAAAATCTAAGTCAATAAGTTGTTTATTTCTCGTATAAAGACTCTTATTTTCTTCATTTTGAAGGAAAATATCTAAACCATTATCCATGATTTTCTTTGCTGTACCTTTACCTAATCTTGGTCTTATAGCTTTAATATTATCGGTTTTATCTCCAGTTAATATCTTAATCTCTAACATATACTTAGGATTTAAACTTTCTATAAACTTCTTCTCAATAGGATTGTAAACTTTAACACCTTTATATTGTAATAATTGATGTAAATCAGAGTCCATGGAAACTATAATCTTAGTCATACCACTAAATAATTCTTTAGCTACTATAGCTATTATATCATCAGCTTCACATCTATCAACCTTTAAAACATAAAAATTTGAAAATACTTCTTTAAAACTTATTAAGAAAGCATCAAGAACTTTATAAAATTGATCAAAATCTATAGCTGAAGCTTTTCTATTTTCCTTTCTATTAGCTTTATATTCAGAATATACTGACTTTCTCCAACTATTAGGATGATCTATTGCTATAATAACTTTAGTTGGATCAAAAATCTTTAGTGATGTAAAAATTGAATTAATCATTAGATATTTCCAATAATTAAATTCTATATCATCAGGTGCACTAGAATGAGCAATATGTAAGACTCTATAAGCCAAATTATTCAAATCAATAATCAAAACCTTATTAGAGTCTTCTATTTTTAGAAAACTATTAAGTTTAGTTGATCTTAACATATTTTTCACTTTCTTTATAAGCTATAAAATTTTGAACTAATAAGTTTTCGGGGTGCGATTTTGAAGTTCTATTAAAAACCTTTATCTTACTTTCATCTAAATCTGATAATCTTATCAAACCTCGTCTAATTTTAAGTTCTAAATAAAGTAGATTGGTTATAAAATAAGCATCAATTATATCTTCATTAATTATTCCACTTAATTTTTCATTTTCAGGTAACAAATTATAACTTTGTTTCATTCTTTCTTTATCTGAGTTTCCAAATCCTGTAGAAAAAAGTTTAATTGAACACGGATCATATAGTCTAATAGGAATTCTTTGTTCATAAAATCTAACCTTTAGTGCTGAAGTGCTTTCTGCAATGTTGAATACCTTCCCAAGTGCAGCATACGCATAATCCTCCATTGCCAAATAATCTGGTTTACAACCAATATCTTCAACAATTCTTCCAAAAATTTGATCTCTATTCCAAATATATTGATGAATAGGATCTAAAAAATCTTTCTTTTTATAAAAAATTATATTTTTAGTTTCATTTTTCTTAACCGAAGTGAAACCTAAATAATTCTTTTTGATTATATTCATTTCAGTATCTAATGTAAACCAAACTACACCGGGGGAATTAACCGAATTATCAATCCCGACTATATTCATCTTATTCTCCAATTATTAAATATCGACAAATTATAAAATCCTTCTCATGTTTTGGAATAATTTTAGTTTCTATATTAGTTATTATATCATATTTTATTTCAAGCGAATCAGTTTTTGAATTATTTCTTTCTATTTGTATAGTATCACCAATTTTATAATTTTTAACATCATTAAAGTATGAAGCCATATTATCAATTATAACACTACAAGTATTTGTAGTAATTTTATAAAGAGTTTTTTCTGGAATTTCTTCATGATTCTTTTCACAATTATGAATAAAAACTAATTTTCCTCTAAATTTATCATTCATAGCACTAAATGAATCAAATTTAACAGATTTACAAACTAAAGTTTTAATGTCTTTATTACAACTAATAGATAACAACGGGTTATTAATAATTACAAAATCAAATTCTAATTCATCTAAATGATCTTCTAATAAATCTAATGGTTGATAGCTAGCATTATTAAACTTATTAATATTATCATTTTTATTAATAAATTTATGTAGATTACTATAATCTTGGTCGGTTATTTCTAATTCTTCTCTATTAAATATAATTTTATTGTCATATTCAAATTTTAAAATACACGATGATGGAATATAATCATGATCAGTCAATTTAAGTTTTCCATTCGTACATACAAAACTTAGATGACAATAATTTATATATCTAAATTTACATTCCTCGGATTTATTATCACAAACCGGAAATGTTTTATAACCAGCATAACCAGAATCAAAGTTCATTTTTAACCTCATTTCAAATAAATTTTATCAAAAATATTATTTGTAAAATATTTCTGAAGATTTTCAAAATTTAACATTTTTATATAATTAGTATCTTTAATAACCAAATCATTAATATCTTTAACTTTAGAAAAACATTTCATATCTTTAAGGAAAGGCTTCCATAAAAAAATGTTACAACCTTTGATTAAATAATCTAAAGACTTTTTAAATCCGGGTTCATCATTATCAAATAAGTAATATTTATCTAATAGATTTATCTTTTTAGCACATTCTTCGGTTATATTTGTACCCAAAACTGAAATAGAATTTTTAACAAATAATGAATCTATAATGCCTTCAAGAAGTATTACTGGTTTTGATTTATCAATAAAACTATAATTATAAATAGCTTCATCTCTATTATCAACTCTATTTAAATATTTTGGTGACATATAATTAAATAGAGATCTACCTTGCCAGTAATAAACCTCATTAAACTCATTATAGAATGGTATAATCATCCTATTTTTATATTTACCATCTACAGCAACGTACCATTTAGACCAGATTTGTTCATCAATTAAACGAGTTTTACAATAGTTCCTTGCAAGATCACATAAACGATTATGATTATGTATTGGAATGAAGAAACTTATATCTTCTAATTCTTCTATTTTCTTTTGTTCTTTATCAATTAGTTCTTGTTTTTTTGACTCTAATTCTAAAAATTCTAATTCTTTTTTAGTTTCTAAATTATTAGAGAATAATAAATCTTTTCTAAATGATCTATAATTGGTTGGATAATAGCGTTCCAACCAATATTCAGCTAACATAGATGAACCACAAGAACCTCTATGACAATAAAACTGCCAAGTATCATAACCTAATTTTTTATTAAATCTTTTTAAGATATAAGCACTTTTCTTATGCTTATTAATATCGGTATCACCACAAATATTGCATCTAAAATTCATTACTTTTTTATTTGTAGTATTAACATTTAAAAATGATCCGAGAACTATTTTCAAATGTCTTTCGAGAATTGAATTGTACAGTATCATAAATTAAAATGGACTGATAATTAATATCAGTCCATCCTTTCTTTATTCTTTAGCTTTTTTCTTCAACTTAGAAAGAAATGATTCTCTACTTTCATCTAATTTAAGTTCAACCTTATCTTCGGTTGGATCAGGTGAATTAGAAATTTCGGGAGATTTAGATTCAATGGTTGATTTAAGACCAACAACTTCATTAAATCTATTTTCTAATTCTTCATAAGTTTTAAATTTATCAGCAGAAATAAATTCATCAATATTATATGTCTGACTATGAATTTTTTCAATTGTATCATCATCACCAACTTCAGTAATAGTTTCAACAAATTTAGAATCATCATAATTAGGCCCATTTTTTGTTGATTTCATAATCAATTTAAAATTAGAACCAGCATAATAATCAAAAACTTCAATAGGATCATCAACACTACCTTCAGGTGGATGCCAAGCATTCATAATTTTATCAAATATTTTCTTACCAAATCTATATATAAAAACCTTACCTTCATTTTCAGGTTTTTGAGGATCTTTGATAATAAGAATATTTGTATAATAACTAGTCTTTCTAGACCTCGATCTGACAGTTTCAGGATCAGAATCCCAAAGATCGGAATTAGCTTTGCAAACCGGACAAGGTTTATTAATTGTAGTAGGACAGTTATTAATAAACCACTGTCCACCATTCTTAAATCCATGATTGTACAATTTAACAAATGGAACCTTACTTAGATCATTCTGAGGGATGAATCTGATAATAGCACTAGCAGAACCATCATCTTTAGCTTTTAGTGTATAGATTCTTTGATCTTTCTCAAAGCTTCCTTTTGATTCTGATTCTTTGATTTTTTCATTAATTTTATTCCAATCCATCGAAAACTTCTTAGCCATATTTGGCCTCCTTTTTCACTTCTTTAATTTTTTTAATAATTTTTTTAAACAGTTTTAATTCGATTTTTTCTTCATTTTTATTATTCAATTCAACTATATTTTCATATTCTATATAAAAATAAGGACTTAAACGATCTTTCATTATCAACTCATCATAAATAAGATTTCCTCCTGACGTATTAATTTCAAAATAATCTTTTAACTCCATTCTAAGTTTTTCATTGATAGATAAAATAAACTTTTGGTCTTCTTCTAACCTATCAATTGTATATAAATTCTTTACTGTATTTATACTTTTATCTCTTACATCTCCCATCACAATTTTATCATTAAAGATATAACTATGAAGAAAATATATAGCCAAATCATCATAATTAAAATTTGAGTTTTCTAACTCATTATATATTCTTTTACAATGTCTAATTATATATTCAGGAGATTTATTATACCAAACTACTGGTTGAGTTTTAAATATATTTACATCACGTTTACTAGTTATAAATCTCTTTGTATTTTGATAAATAGAAAATACTTTTAAAGAACTAGATCCCACGATTAAGCCTTTCTAATAAATAAGAAACTCACTTAATGCACTTCTCTTTATCTTAATTCTATACTTATCAGCCATCTCTCTTGTTAATATTTGCTTATTTTCATCAGTTAATAAATTTATAAGTTTTGAAAACGAAACAAAATTTTTCTCTATAAAGATTAATGACTCATATATATTAATACCTAGTTTAGTTTTACATTTTAAGATAAATTGATTAAATCGTTTAACATTCTCCATATTTATACAGGTTTTCTTTTTTAAGAAATCAGAAAAATCTATATTAAATGTATCAACTAATTCAAAAAAATCTTCTTCATCTATCTGGTCACAAAATTCATGTTCAACCATTTCACTTAAATTAATAAATGATTGTTGATTACTGCTAACTGTAGATTTCTCTGACATAAAATGATTTCCTTTCTTTATGATATAATATTAAATTTTAAAGTATAATTGTCAATAGATAACTCACATTTCAATGCCACCTCCAGTTAAGTCCGATAATTTCTTCTTCTTTTCAGTTTTTACACTTTTTAGAATATCAACAGCAGCATCATCAACTATAGATACAGTCTTCAATTCAGAATTATTTTCTTCTGATTCATCACCAAAAATCCTCATCTTCGGATAATCAACACAAATATTCATAGGAATTTTATTCAAACCATATCTATTCTTTAAAATTATCCACCTATATTTACCAGCAGCTCTATATTCATCCGACTGCATAACTCCAATAATAAGATCAGCCGTTGCTACAGTTCCTATAGAATCAGAAATATCAGTTAAATCTAAAGTTGAATTAGAAAAACCTCCTCTATTAGTTTGTACAGCCGAAACTAAAGTTAAAGTTTCTTCGACAGCAATAGCACGTAATTCTTCAGAAACTCTTTTTTGTTCTCCATAAGTATTTTCAATATTTTTTGAGTTTATTGGAACCATTAATCCCATATAATCTACAAAGACTATATCTGGAACAAATTGTTGTTTAATTTTTAATTCTTTTAATAAGTTTCTTATTCTACTTGCATTCAAAGATCTTGGAGCATATTCTTTAATAATAAGCTTTTTATCAATTTTTGAAGCTAATGTATCAAATTTAGTATTAAAAGCATCTTTGGTTAAATACTGTAGCTGATTAATATCTAAATCAAAAGAATTAGCTAATATTCTTTCAGTTATCTTCTCTTCTGACATTTCTAAGGTAATATATAGAACATTTTTATTATTTAATAATGAAGTAGTTGCTAATGAACACATTATTAAACTTTTACCTAAATTTGATTCAGACATGATCAAAGATAATGATTTCTCGTGAAAACCTCCAGATATAATCTTATCTAAATAACTAATACCAGTAGAAATGGTTTTATCTTTATTATGAAGAAAATTAAAAAATTTATCTCTGCCTGTTTCAGAAAAAACATTTAAACCAATATCATTATTAAAAGTAAAAGCTAATTTCTCTCTTAATTTATCTGGTGTATCATTAAGAATACCTAAATCATCTTCTTTTAATTTAGTTGCAGCATCAGTTAAATCATTAAGAATCATCTTACGCTTAAAAAAATCTTCGATCTTATTTAAGATATAACTACGATCATATTCAGAAGTATCAATATCTAAACTCTCAACTAGAACATCATTAGCTTCCTTATTTTTTATTTCCATTTTCATTTCAGGAATTGTAGGAAACTTTGAATGTTCATCAACAAACTTAATAATAGTTCTTATATTTTCTTTAACTGAAAAATCATCAAATATATCTTCAACTATAAAAGGTAAGATTTTATCTCTTACCTCTAAATCTGTAAAAATATAGCGTAATAATATTTTTTCAAAAAATAACGGAGAAACTATTGATTCATTCATCAGTAACTGTATCGCTTTCTATTTTTGGAGAACAAATCTTATATTTATTTTTTATTCTTTCATTCAAATCCGAATTATCAACAACAAAACTCCAAAATTCCTCATTTCTATCATTTTCTTTTTCAGGAATTTCCATTTTATCGAATATTAAAGTTTTACTTTTTCCATTTTTACCAGTAGTTATTACACCAAGATCTTCAGCTAATTCATCTAAACCACTATATTTGGCTATACCTTCATTAAAATAAACATTAATAGGAAATTTAGAACCTTCTCTAACAAATCTCGATTTATTAATCTTTAATTCAAAAGTAAAACCTTCAAGATCTTTTTCAGAATCTTTAATCTGTCTTTTGTTAATGAATATAATAGTATCGGCAGCTAATGTTCCTCCAGTTCCTCCAGACATTACATCTTCTGATATAAACGCCATAGTTTTATAAACATGATTTATAACAACCATAGGAATATTAAGTAATTTAGTTGGAAGTGTAACAATTCTATAAAAACTTTTTAATTGTTTAGCTCTAGTCATATCAGCTTTATTAGAACCTTCTAATGCATCTTCAGTTTCCTTCAATGAAGCTAAATTTCCAACAGAATCAATAAAAATAATAACTTTGTTAGTTGGATCATCAATTTGCTTGAGTGATTCTAACTGATTAACTACTTCAGTTTTTAATTCTTCTACTGTAGATATAGGAACCCAAATAACTCTAGATAAGTCTATACCAAACGATTCAAAATAGTCTCTACTAGCTCCACCTTCTGTATCATAAAATATACAAATACCTTCTTTATATTTTTTAAGGAAAGCACTAACCATATATAAACCATACATAGTTTTAAATCTTTTAGATTCACCAGCAATTGCTGTTACGCCATTACCTAATCCACCATCTAATGATCCAGACAGAGCTGTATTTAATAACAAAATATCAGTAGTTACTAATTCCTTTTCTTCATTAAAATAGTTCGATTTATCAATCCTTGAAGTAAACTTAGACTTTGAATTTTTCATTAATAAATCTACTAATTTTTTACCTGAATCTGTAGTTGTACTTTTAGCCATTAAAAATTCTCCTTAAAGTAAAAATTTGTCCATTTTACTTTTCATTAAATTTATTTCTCCCCAATTAACTATATTAAATATATTTTGTATAGTTGCAAGAAAAGTCTTTTCAAACTGTAGATCATAATCAATCTTGAATATTTCTTTAAATTCTTCAGGATATGAACCTATCCAACCAATAATATCATCTTTTAGGTAGTTATTATTCTTAATTGGTATAAATCTAACTTTTGCACCATTTCCAATAGGTATAAGTTTTAGTTTATATTTAGCAATAGTATAATTATAATTTTGTGCAGCTCTAACCTGCATAGGACAACCTTTTGTGTAATCTAAACCATTTTTAATATAATAGCCAATATCTTTAGCATATTTAGAATACTCTTTAGCTCCCTTTAATGAAGAAATTTCATTAATATTAACAGATTTGAAGATTTTCTTAAAATTAGAAATTTCTTTAATTATAATATCTTTATCAACATCAAACATCTTATCAACTAACTTTAATAAATTATCTCTACAAAATTTTGGAGTAGATTTCTTTTTAAGTTCAGTTCCTGTTATTTTTAATTTATATTCATTAAACGTTTCACCTTCAATATCTATAACTCTCATTATATAAGCTTTCTTAGCTAATATTAACATATCAGTTATGGTTTTATCACGTTTAAAATTTATCTTACCTTCAGCACCATAATTATCAAAATATAACTTCAATATATCATCAAATAATGGTTTAATTACAGTTTTATCTAATTTATTTATCCAATCCATCATCTCAAAATTATCATTAAATTTTAAATTAAGTTTATTAATAAGTTCATCAAAACAAAAGAAATTTGAGTCTGTATCTATTAAACTAATCAAATCCTCTTGTAGTTTATTACTTTCATCTGTAATTGGAAAATAATTAGTATCTAAATAGAAATAATTTTTAAAATAATCATTGGTAGTTTGAGATAAGTATTTAATTAAATGTTGAGCACCTAAAGTAATAGTTGTAGCACAATTTAAATTAAATAAATGAAAATGTTCATTACCTAATACACCATACATACTATTAATCAAAATCTTACGAATCATTTGTTGTTTATCATAATATTCAACTAAATCAGATCTTCCTTCTTTCTTTGCTTTATTTTTTTGATTTTTAAATTCTTTTCTTTCTAAAAATATCTTAGAAACTATCTTATTCAATACACTAATTTTATCTTTTCTATAATAAATTCCACCAATATGAATAGATGAACCATCAGCCATATCCCAGGTTTTATATTCAGATAAAGGTGTCGAATAACATATTTTCTTTTCTTCTTCAGTAGGATCTACAATAATAGTATCAGGACCAATATTAAATGATCTAATTAAACTAGGATACATAGATTCTACATCAAAAGAAATTACATTTTTAAATTTACCAGTTTTTGCAAATACATAAGCACCAGGTAACTTATCCTTCACTTTATATACTTTATCAGGTAAAACCAAATTTTCTGAATGCAAATATCTTAAAATATAACCAGTAAGAACAGCCATTTGTGAAAATATATCATCAAAAGAAATTCTAGCTTCATAAGCCATTGTTATAGCCAATTCAATAAATTTAAGACCAGACCTATATTTGGTTTCTTTTGCATCAGGATTACCACGTTCTAGTTTTGTAACTAATAAAACATCCTGAACATTATATTCTACATAGCCATTCCAATCTCTATCCGATAAGTCATTTATTACACCTTCATAATCATTCTTTCCTTCACCAATTTCTAATTTACTTATAGCTTGTAATGTATAGGTTTCTTGAGATTCAAAGGTATATTTTTTGTATAGTTCCATATAATCAAGAATGGTTATTCCATCAAATTTAACAGAAAATGTAGTTTGTCCAGCTACTTCTTTTTCCCTTATTGATACTTTATTAAGAGGAGAAAAATTTGATTCAATGTGAAGAATATTACTTCTATTAACTATATAATGACAATCAAAAGTTTCTACATACCAACCCGTTATTATATCAACCTTTTCTTTTCTAAAAATATCAATCATTGTTTCAATAAGTTTTTTCTCATCAGGTATCCAATAATATTCCTTAACTACTGATGATGAACCCGTATATTCTTTTAAACCTAATGTTACAGTTCTATTACTTTGAGAAAAGTGCATCGTAACTAAATCTATCGGATATTTTGCGTATTGTGGATCGGGAAATTCCAAGCTGCTTATTTCAATATCCAAAGTGCAAATATTAATATTATTCATATCAACTTTTAAATCTTGATCTTTATAATAAGACTGAAGAAATTTAGTAGTTGGTGAAATATCAGTTTCACAACATTTAACACCAGTTTTTTTGAATTCTTTTATTTCATTGAACGACTTAGCAGTTTTCTTTATAACGGGATTACCATAAATATCTTTTATATCTGAACTACCACTCTTATCAGGAATATAATAAGTAAAATCTGGTTCTAATTCTCTATGATAAGTTCTTCCTTCAATACTTTCCCAAAGATCTACCTTACCACTATATTGGTTTACATTTAATCTTTTAAACATCTTTTTGCCTTTCTTTATGATTTAAAATCTAATTTTAAAGTATAATTGTCAAATCAATTATTTTCGGATTTCTTTAAAATTATCATAAAGATATTTTTCCAATTTGTTTAAATCAATTATAAGAGTTTCGAGTTCTTTGTGATCAACAGCCAAACCTCCTGCCTTTGGGTGGCCTCCACCAATATCCAAATCTTTAAGTATTTCACCAATATTAATATTATTATCTTTTCTAGTTCTAACAGAAGTATGACCAGATTTTGAATTTCTTACTACAGTTAGTTGATAATTATCATAATATAGCATTTTGTCAGATATATCGTTAATAAATTTATTAGTTGAAGTTAAACAAGCATTTATAGATTCAAATTCAAAAAGTTCTAGTTCATTATATATTTTATTGAAGTCAGCCATTTGTTGTCTAATATAGGTTATTTCGTCTTGATTAAACTGCGTAGAACCTGTTATAAATCTATCTTTAAAATTATAGTACCCATATCTCCAGAATAGACATTCTATCATTTTACTCTTCTTATATTGATGAATCCATCGGTCATAATCATCAGTATATTTCAAAAATGTATCTAAATGTGATATACTAATATTATAAGTAGCTTCTAACCAATTTTTAGTTAATATTGCAGCACAATTATCGGTTATAGAATATACATTTTCTCTAGTTATCTCATCTACAAATGGATGATGATCAAGAACTATTAACTTATCAGAAATATTCATCAAATGTTCATCTTTAGGATGACAATCAGTAAGGAATACAGCATCATAATCATCAAAATTAGTTTTTTTCAACATTCCATCTATATTTGAAAATGTACAGCTTTTACATTTCAAATTTTTAAAATATCCCGCTAAAGCTATAGCACAGCTAACACCATCAAAATCAAAATGACTTATACTTAAGACATTTGACTTAGGTTTCAAATCTGAAGGATTCATTTTTTTTTACTTTCTTGAATTAAATTTGACCGAGTTGTATGATTTTTAAATTTACGTTGAACTGAAATTCTTCAATATTTTTAAAAAATTCGGGTTTAAAAAGTTTAGGACAATCATAAATAAAAGTTTCAAAATTACAACCGCAGATTTCTCTATATAAATTACTGGTATCAATAACTGGAATGTTTAATCGTTTTAATTGACACGCAATATAGGGACTAAATGTAAAAATCACAGATTTAGGTAATTCTTTTTGAAGTTCTATAGCTAATGTAGTAGATCCACACTGTCTTGGAAGTTGAAGTTTTATAGTTCTTTTATTTTCTAACCAATTATAATAATCGTAATTTTCATTACAAGATTCAGACATTAATTCTAATTGAGATAAAATTCCAAGTTTAAAAAGATGTAAATTTGAGTTCATTATTCTGATTCCTTCAATTATTAGAGTTTAAATAATTAGCTACATCATCCAAAGAGTACAAAAATGTACCACCATTATTTTTAACCATTTGACCAACCATTTCTAATGATTTTAATTGTGCAGAAGAAAATCCATCAACTAAATAACAAAAAATAGTTTTATTAGGTCTTTTATTTGAATCATCAGCAACTTCAGCTATAGAATAAACTCCAGTCATTTCTTTTGAAATAACATAGAGACAATAATCACAAGTTTCTCTTTGTTTAATCTCTTCTTTTTGACATTGTGTAGTCCAATCTTTTACAACTGGGTTAAAATAAGATATTTTAAGTTTTGGAATTAATTTATCTCTCCAAGTAGAATTATTACAAGTCCCTCCAAGAAACACTTTTTTACTCATTTTAAATTATTTCCTATATAAAATTCGATATTATTGATGAATGTGTCAAAATTAAATGTTATTTGAATTTCTGGTCTAATTAATAATGTCTGAATAACTACATCTTGTTTTCTTTTATAATCAGGATCTATTCCAATTATTATTGGTTTATTAGTCATTGAATGTGCACCTAATTCATAAAGAACTATAGGGCCTAGAGTTTCTTTGCTAAACCAAAAAGAAATTATATCAGCATTTCTAAGCATATTAAATTCCCACTTTATTTGTTCTAATGCTGCATTAGGATCTTTAATTGGGAAATTAGCTCTTCTTGGATTGAAGATATTAATGTCCAAAGGTCTTAGTTTATTAATAACTTCTTGTTGCCAATTAGGACAATCAGGACAATCAGTAATTGAACCTGCTAAAAATAAAGACTTTTGATTTTTATTGTAATTATAATTAGGTGCTTCAATATAATTCATTGTTTTTACTTACCTCGTTTTGTTTAATTTTCTGATAATATTAAATTTTAAAATATAATTGTCAACAAATTTATAAAATTGAATTTAATTTATCAATATATTTTGGAGATTCTGTCCAATAACCACCTCCATCCAACATTTTATATTGATTTTCAATGGTAGAATTGAATAGATCTGGTTCTTTATACTTGTTAAATATTTCATCTAACTGTTCAACACTAACACTTTCTTTTATTTTAACTATATTATCATCATAAGGACTAGGCATAGAATTATCAAAGGAATTACCAATAGCAATAGCACCAACAGCAGAACTTTCTAATGTCTTCAGATTAGATTTAGAATAATTAAAATAATTAGGAACCAATGGAGATAAACTAAAATCTGGTTTAAATCTTAAAATTGGTAAATGATATTGATAACTATTAACCCAATTTATAACTTTTATTTTATTTTTAATTGTTTCAAAAAACCAAGGTAAACCTCCAAGAACTAATAAATCAATTTTATTATCTTTAACATTTTTAATAGTCCAATCAAGAAAAGCATTATTCCAATCACCTTTTAATCTTCTTATATTACAATAATGAGATGGAGAACCAGTATAAACCACTTTAGGTTTCTCAATAGTTTTTTTAATAGGAGGTCTTTTACCATTACCAAACCAGAAAAATTTAGAAACCGTATTTTGAACAACCTCAATATTATTAGTTAAACCTTTTACATTTTGCAAATAGTCTTTTAAAAATTGAGTACTTACACAAATAGTATCCATTAGTCTCATAATTTTTAAAGAATTTTCTTTTACATCCAAACCAATTTTAGTACAAGATAAGTTATAATCAGGAATACACTCACCAGGATTTTTACCATCCCAAATGAAGTCATCTAAATCATAAACCATCTTAAAACCATATTTCTTTTGTGCTTCTTTATATTTCAAAACATGTTCATATTGATGAATACTCATGGTTCTTTGAAAGTAAATAGATCTAGTTTTCATTAAAATATCAGTCTGATATATAAAATGTGGCGAAATAAAAGGAACTAAAGATCCATCATTTCCGAATTGAGAGTTTAAATAATTAAATGGAAATAAACAACGTATATGACCACAGCCTGTAGCATCAGAGGGATGGGCTATAACTATATTTTTATTCATCCTTTTAATTTTTTGTTCAACATTAATTGAACTATTAACAACTTTATTAGGGTTATTAAGTTGATATTCAAATGTTTTTATATCACTAGTTGGTAATTTCATTATTCACCTTTCACTCTTGTATAAAGATCTGCAATTATTTCTTTAATTTCTCGTTTATTTTCTATTTTTAAATTTTCAATAAATTCGTTTATTAATTCTGATAAACTCTTAATCTCATAATTATTATCATCAACATTATCAAAAAGTGTATTATTTATAAAGATATTTGGTGGATAAGCTGGATTAAATTTTTCAATTAGTTTTATATAATCTTGAAATTTTTCATCTATTTTATTACCATCATAATTAACTTTTACATCAACTACATTACCTTTTATTAATTCTTCCTGTATTTCTTCGGGATAATGTAATTCAATAAATTTGATAGTTTCTTTAGAATTAATAAATTCATATTTTAAATCTTCTAAATTTAGAACACAAAATCCTCGTTCATCATTTTTATCACCACGATTTTGTTGAAATGGGGAACCAATCATTATTACTTCTTCATTACCAAGTTTATAAACATTTCTTTTATGAAAATGACCAGAAAATGTTAAAGAATAGTTATTTAATAATATATTAGTTTCGATTCCATCTTCACAAATTTGATGATTATTGTAAGGAAATCCTATAATATCAAAATGGCCAAGACAAATATCACAATGAAAGTTTTTATTAGCTACTCTTCGTTTAAAGTCATTATAATCAACTCTCCATGGAACGAATAATATTTGTCTATTTTCGATAGTTCTAAGCTCTATATCTTCAATTACGGTTACGTTTTCAAATTTCTTAAGAAAATCTAATGAGTGAACATTTATAGTATTTCTAAAGTATATATCATGATTTCCGGGAAATATATAAACTTTAATTTTTTGATCATTTATATATTCAAATAACTTATAAACTTCACTTTTCATATAAGAATTTAAACTATTTCTGGTATCAAATAAATCTCCGAGAATAGCCATAGTAGTTAAATTATTATTTTGCATATAAGGAATAAGTTCATTTTTAAAAAAATTAAGTTGATTCTCTAAGAATATTTTGTCTGACTTTTTTATTCCAAAATGAATATCACTAATTAAAACTATCTTCATTTATTCACCCATCATAATTGTTGACTGACTATAATCTAAAGTTTCGGTTAAATCTAAACTAATATATTTTTCTTGTCTTAGTTTATATTTTTTAATATTTTGAAGAAAAGCATTATGAGCTATCATTGTAAAATAAGCAAATGGGTTATTTTTTGAAAGATCAAAATTTTCTCGATACTTTATCATACAATAATAAGCATCACTAATCATTTCATCTTTTCTATCATCAGTATAATTAATAAACCAAGGTTTATTTAAAAAATTCTGAGCAATTAACATGAAAATCTTTCCTAGCTTTTCATATATTTTTCTATCTTTAGTTTCTTCAAATTTTCTTAAAAGTTCAAGAAACTCACTATTTTTAACATAAATTTTAGCCATAATTAGTCCTTTTAGTATAATTGTTCTATTCTTGAAAAGCCACTAGCTTTAGATACTCTAAATTGTCTATCAAAAGCATCAGATTCATGTAGTCTGTGTGATATAATATAAGCACATAAACTTTTATTATTAGTTATCAAATTCTTCAGTGAAGAAATCATTATTTCTAAACCATCCTCATCAACCTTTGAATCGAGAATTTCATCTAAAATTAGAAGAGAACAATCCCAATTACAGACTAATTTGGTTATATCTATAAAAGCTAATAGAATTGAAATATCAATACGTTTTTTCTCACCTTCTGAGTGACTAAAATAAGATATTTCATTACCTGATATATCCAAACTATATATTTTATCTTCTAAAAATTCATTAATTTCGATTTTAATCAACATATCAAATTTTTTAAGGTATTCGTTTATTTTATTATTTAAAATAGGCATGATTTTTCTAAAGAAATAGGCTTTAATTCCATTATCTGATAAAATTGAAGTAGTAACCTCAAAATTATGTAAGTCATGACTATTTTGTTCATTTTTCTTAAATAGGTCAATATAATTATCAGTTTTTTGTTCAAATTCATTTTTTAATGATTCTAAATCAAAATCAAATATTCTATTGACAATTTCAATTCTTCTAACTTCATTATTCTTTATTTCATTGTTTATAAAAGTTATCTTATCATTAATTGATGATAATCTATGATTAATATCCGTTTGAGCTATTATTCTCTGTTTAAATGAGTTTAGAGAGGTTTTAAGATCATTATATTCCTGCTGATTATTTTTTATATGTTCTTTACAAGAACTAATAATAGTATTAAGTTTATTTTTTTCTTCAAATTTATGATCTTTGGTTAAATTTAAATTACAAATAGGACAAATATCATTTTTATTTAAAAATTCAATACTTTTTTCTGACTCTTCAATCTTATACTTATCAACATTTAGTTTTTTAGTTAAAATATCAAGTTGTTTATTTATTTCTTTAGATTGTGTTTCTAAACTCTTAATATCTTCTTTTTTTAATTCAATTTCAGCTAATTGTTTTAAATAAACGTTTTTTTCATTTGAGTAGTCTTTTAATCTTAAATCTATTTTTTCTAGATCTTCCGTTTTATTTTTTTCAAAATTATCTTTGGCATAAGTTAATTCTTTAACTCGTTTATCAGTTGAAAAAAGATTTTCCTCCAGAATTTTGATAGTATTAAAGTTAATGTCAACTTGAGTTTTTAAACTATTTACATCTATTTTTACAAGTTTTAGCATTTCAGCTAAAACTTTAACATTGGTTATACTTTCTATTATTTCACGCTTTTCACCAGAATCCATCTCAAGAAATGATTTATTAAAGTTTATAGCCAAAGCTATAATCTGGCGAAACATATTATAGTCAATTCCTAAAATTCTATTAATTTCAACCTGAATTATCTTCTTTGCTGATTCTAAATTATATTCACTACCATTCTTGATTATTTGAATAGAATCTGGTAATTGAGTTCTAATTATGGTAAAAGTATCTTCATTAACCTTAAAAGTACATTCAGTGTATAGTTTCTTCTTATTAACTCTATTGATCAAATCTCTAATTTTTATGTTTCTATATGGTTTTCCAAATAAGCAAAATGATAGTGGATCAAGTAAACCACCAGATTTTCCTCCACCATTCTTTCCTGTTATTAAATTTAGCCCTTTTTCAAAGGATATAGTTGTTAATTGACTTCCAAATGAGATGAAATTCTTATATTTTAGTTCTATAAATTCTACAAACATTTGGTCTCCTTTATTATTCTCTTGTTTATTATAAGATATCATTTTAAAATATAATTGTCAAATCACCATATTTTAACATCAGTTTACTTTACAAAACGAATTACCTAAAGTAAAGTAAAATTAAGCATTTTTAGTTCAATAAAATGCCACTTGACAATTATATTTTAAAATATTATATTAATTAGAAAAGATTTATAAGGTATTTTTCATAAAAAAATAATAATAATATTATAATCTTTAAAGTAATATTAAGATTATCTTATTGTTTATTTTACTACGTAAAATAAAGAGCCATCCTGAATTTCCATCCTTTTTGATAAAAATTGAAAACATCGTTAAAAATTAGAATTAAAAAATTCGTTTTTCTGAACAAAAAATTATTTGGTTATTATCTTCAAAAATATTCAAAATTAATTTAACCAAAAATCTAAACTTAATTAGACTTTAGTCCTTAAGGTTACTTTAAGAACCAGAACCTGTAAAATCTTCTTTGGTTGAAGTTAAACTAATAATATGGTGGATTTAAAATTTTCTAAGTTTTGGTTAATAAAACTAATTACATCAGGTAGGACTTAAAACTATTTGGTTATTATCTACAAAGATTAGTTATATAGCTTGGACTTTAGTCCTTCTTGTTCCGCTAGGAACAAGAACCTAAGATTTAAACCTATTTGGATATTATAACCAGATAGGTTTTAGGAACTATTTTGTTATCTTATTTGATTCAAATTTTTGATAAAAATAAGGTAAATTATGCCACTTGACAATTATATTTTAAAATATTATATTAATTAGAAAAGATTTAGCAGATATTTTTCATAATAAAACTTATAATTATTAGTATTATTAATATTATTAAGTGTATTAAGATTATCTTATTATTTATTTTACTAACGTAAAATAAAGCGCCGTTCAATTTTTGATCCTCTTTGGTAAAAATTAAAAAATCTTCATCTAATAAACTAATTAAACACAAACCACTAATTAAACTTAAAACTATTTAGTTATTATCTACAAAGATTAGTCCTTAGAACGCGGACTTTAGTCCTTCTTGTTCCGCTAGGAACAAGAACCTAAGATTTAAACCTATTTGTAGATGTTTTATCTTCAACTAATTTAAACCTCTACAAATCAATGAAACGATTTTAGGCATAGACGAGTATACCTTTTCTATTTTTCACTGATTTAAACTGGTTATTATTAGTTTAAATAGGTTTTAAAGATAGATTTGAAATGTAAAATAAAATCTACTCATATTCTTATAAAATTATCACCAAATTAGTGTATTTTAGTTATTACCCAAAGAATAAGTATTATTTACCAAATTCGGGCATTTTTATCGATTTCTTGAATGATATACTATAATAAAGAAATTAAAGGTTATTAAATTATCTTATAGCTAAAGCTATAAGACAAAAGACTACGTCTTTTGATTATAAATTTAACTATTAAGACTATAAAGACTAATAAGATGTTTTAAGACTAATTTAACTAATATTTGGTGTAAGACTTTAAGCAACATATAATCCTTTAGGATTATATGAAAAGATCTAAGATCTGAATACATATAGTAGAGTGCCAATGAAGATTAAAAATTAGAAGATGATTTGACAATTATATTTTAAAATGTTATTTTAAAAGTAAACTCTAAGAAGGTGAATAAATGAAGGATGAAGATTTTGATCAACTAAAAGAATATTACGAGAAGGAATTGGTTATAGATGATTCCTCTAAACTCAATATACAAACTAAATTAAATAAGATTCCTGGTTTAATACAAGAAACCTCAAATCTTTTAGATACTGAAAAGAATAAACTAATAAATTTTGAAATTATGTTAAAAGAAACTTTCTCAACACTTTATCACAAATATAAATTCCCAAAGAGAGGAGATGGTTTAGAATTTGAATATAGTTTAGATTCTAAAGGTGAAATTACAACTTATATCGAAGGAAATAAAGATTATCTCAATAAATATAGGGTTGTAGAGAATCAAAGAAGACAAGTTGAGTTTTTAGCTCAACAACTTATAAATATAAAAGATTTTCATTGGTCTTTAAAAAATAAATTAGAGGTTGATAAATTTTATATTGGTGGAATTTAGGAGAAACAAATGTTAAGTTTTTTAGATTATAATCAAAACTATAAATTAAACGAAGATGATTCAACTGATGCTTGGATTAATAAAACTTCTAAAGATGATTTACAAAGTTATCTTAAAGCTCATAATCCAACTGATGAAGTAAAACAAAAGATATTAGCTGCAATAAACCAGAAAAGTAAAGAAGATACTCCTCAAGCTGAACCAGCACAAACTTTAAAAAAATCGAAAACTAATCCTGATATAGTTATCGGTAAACAGTTTAAAAGCAAAAAATTTAATGAAGTCTGGACTATAGTTGGTATTATTGATTCTGGTGATAGAATTTCAATGAAATCTTCCAAAGGCATAGTTATGGTTTTTAATACTAAAAAAGTTCTTGATTCTATGACACCAATTTGATTATCCACAAATATAATTTCAAATCTATATTTAAAACCTATTTAAACTAATAATAACCAGTTCAAATCCGCGAAAAATAGAAAAGGTATACTTGTCTATGCCTAAGATAGTTTCATTGATTTGCAGAGGTTTAAATTAGTTGAAGAATTAGTTGAATAAAAAGTTATCATAAGATAAATAATCTTGAGGTTTTTAGTTTAAACTAACTCAGGAGAGTTTATTTGTGATAAATATTGAAAAAATTAATGAAGTTTATGTTTGTGTTGATTGTGAAAAAGAATATGCTTATGAAATTAGAGATATTTTTAGTTGCTATGCTAAGAATTATAAATTTCATCCAAGATTTAAAGCTAGAATTTGGGATGGAAGAATCTCTTTTTTTGATATAAAAACCCACCTTCTGCCTATTGGTTTACTTGGAAAATTAGTAAATTATTTAACTGAAAAAAACTACCCATTTAAATTTGACTTTGATATTTCCCAATTCTTTGATGAAGAAATAACCGATGATAATTTACAAATATTCTTCGATTCTATTTTTATTGGTGATTTGAAACCAAGAGATTATCAAATAGAAGCTATAAAAAATTCCCTTTATAATAAACGTGGAGTTGTGGAATCTCCTACAGGTTCCGGAAAATCACTAATAATTTATTCTATTATTAGGTTTCTAATTGAACAAGTTGAAGGAAATATTTTATTAGTTGTACCAAATATATCACTAGTTGAACAAATGTTCTCCGATTTTTCTGAATATGGATGGAAAGAAGTTGTTGATTTTGTTGATATTTTATATTCTGGCAAAAAAATAACTGGTAAAAAAATATTAGTCTCAACTTGGCAGTCAATTTATACTAAAGGTGAAGATTTTTTTTCTCAATTTAATGCAGTTTTAATGGATGAGTGTCATGGGTTAAGTTTAGATTCAAAATCTTTAAAAAGCATTATGATTAAATGTTCAAATGCTTATTATAAATTTGGTTTTACCGGAACATTACCTGATGATGATATTGATATGTTTACCATCTATGGTTATTTAGGCCCTAAAATATTTGAACTTACTTCAGGGGAACTAATAGATAAAGGTGTATTAGCAAAAATAACCATTGCTAATTTGCTCTATAAATATCCGATAGGAATTATTAATGAATACAAAAATAGATCTTATCCTGAAGAAGAACGTTTAGTAGAGAGTCATAAAGGTAGATATAAAATATTAAACTTCATATTCAGTAATATAAATGATAAAGAAAATACCCTCATTCTTTGCAAACATATAGAACACTTAAAGCTAATTGAACAATATTTAATTGATAATTTAGATGATAAGTATAAAGTTTGTGTTATTTATGGTGAAATAAGTGCAACTAAAAGAGAAGAATTAAGAAAACTAATGGAAATAGAAGATAATATGATATTAGTTGGAACTTATCAAACTATGGCTGTCGGAATTAACATAAAAAAAATACATAACGTAGTGTTCTTTTCATCATACAAATCAAAAATAAAGGTTCTTCAGTCAATTGGTCGAGGATTACGCACTCATGAGTCTAAAGATCAAATGATTTTATGGGATGTAGTTGATGATTTACGAGTTAAATTAAGAACTGGAAGATTAAAAAATAATTATTTGTTTGATCATTTTGAAGAAAGACTAAAATATTATGATAAACAGGGTTTTGATTATCATAATCTACAAATTACAGATATAGAACTACAGGAAAATGCAACTTAGAATTTGGGGGATTATTAAAAAATGGCTGAGATTTTGGGATTAATTGTGCAGTGGTTAAAATCATTAGGACTTAGTGGAACACAAGGAATACTGTTAATAGTTATAATTGGAATATTTTTTACTATATTTCAGTTTATAAAAAATAATAACTTTTGGAGTATTTTTAAGAAGAAAAATAGATTTTCAGTTATTGAATACTATAAAATAATAGACTCAAAAAAGAAACTAATGGAAGCTAATAGGGATAAACTTTATAAAAGTATTATTCAGAAACAAATGGATTATGCAGAACAAAAACTAGTAGAACTCATATTAATATTCATTTCAGATTTTGCTGATAAGTTTAAGAATACTAAAGATTCAGATGAAATTTATATTTTTTTGATTCATTTAAAAGAAAGATTTAAAGATGACCAAACCTTTATTTATAAAATTGATGAAATTATTGAAAATTTTTCAAATGATAAAGAGATTTCTCAAAAAAAGTTATATTATTGGTTTTTTCTTTTTGAAATTGTAGAGAAGATTATTAAATTAGAATTCAAAAGATCATTTATAGAAAATGGTTTTCATAATATAACAGAATCCGATTTTATTATATATATTCAAAATAGATCAAAGAAAATTACTGCTCTAATAAAACAAACTATTATAAATAATTATCCAAAGTCTAGTGGTATAGTAGTTACTCAAGATCAAGTTCTAAATCAAATAGATCAGTTACAATCTGAATTTAGTGTAATAATCGAAGATGTCTATAGAGAAGTTAAGAAAATAAAACTAGAAATAGAAAGTCAAATAAAAATAATAGAGTGTGAATTTAATTCTGATGTTTCAGAATTTGATAAATTAGTGTGAATGGAGTTATTATGGCAAATTTTTTAGACTATATTAATAAAAAATTAGAAGAAGATAAAGTTTCTTTATCACTTAAAAAACCAGAATTACAAGAAAATAAAATAATTAATATAGTTGAACCACCTAAACTTGTTATTAAAAAGTCAAAAGAAGTAGTTTCGGATATTAATATAGCTAAAAATATATTAGAAGGAGTTTCTGATAATATAAAACCTTATCATTCTAATTTAGGAAGACTTGTTAAAGTAAATGAAACTATTTCTATAAATAATAAAGGTGAAGAACAAACTATTAATGATGTTATGTTTAGTAGATCAGTATCCAGTGATTGTAAACATGCTGGATTATTATAACGGAGGAACTTATGTCTAGCTCAGTAGTTATGAAAAATTATAAAAAACTTTTGTTTCAAGGAAATATAGATATGGACTCGAATACATTCTATGTTTCTCTTTTAAATGGAACCAGTGCTATTGCTACAAGTGCATTTGAAAGTATGATTAGTTTTAGTGCAGCTCAAATTTATGAAACTAGTGGAACTGGTTATACAGCAAATGGAATTGCTTTAACAGCTAATGATATTTCGTTAAATGGCTCAACAGCTATTTGGGATTGTTTGGATGTAACTTGGTCTAATTCTACAATAAGTTCTGATGGTTGTGTTATTTATAGGTTAGTAACTAATGCTAATGATAGTCCATTAGTTTGTTATTTAAGTTTTAGTGGAGTTCAAAGTTCAACTAATGGAGATTTCACTCTTCAGTGGAATAGTTTAGGAATATTAAATCTAATTTCTTAAAGGTTATATAAATGGAAGTTCTTGATATTAATATTGAAATTTTACCATTTATTGTTGAAGTTTCAAATTCTCTTCCTGATTATGAAACTTATAATTATATGCCAACTTCTTTTTTTAGAAAAGATAGTTCTTATGATAATGAACGAGAATTATATTCAGTTCTTCAAATGGAAGCTTATAATATCTATGGTAACAAAATTGATTATTTTGTAGTTACTTTTGATACAACCTATAATAAAATTTGGGGAGAAGATAATGATAGAGCCATAGTTTCGGCTTTTAACGTTATGTCTTATTATGAGCTACCAAGAGAAGATGTTTTAGTTTCTAATTTTGGTTTAGAAGGAATTGATACCTTTCACGTTTATATAAATAAAATGCACTTTAATAAAATTGTTGGAGGAACTGGTCAATATCCAATAAATATTAATGATTATAAACCTAAAGTTGGTGATATTATTAGACCTGAATATAATAATTTTTATTATGAAATTGTTAATGTTAATCATACCGAAGAAATGTTTTTGCAATATAAACATTGTTGGGATTTAATAGTTAAGAGTTGGAAAAATGAACATTTTGATTATAAAGTTTGATAAAGGAGTCTCATGAGAAATTTATTTTTAAGTTTATTATTTTTAGTTAGTTTTAGTTTTGGAACTAATTTAACTGTCGATCCTCTCGGAGGTGGACAGTACACGACTATCGCTGCGGCAATGACTGCAGCGGTTGCAGGTGACACTATCTCAGTGGTCAATGGCCCTCACAAAATAGCTATTACAACCAAGATCAGCTGTAAAAAAGTTTTACTGCGCTCTGCATCAACTGGCAGAGACTCTTTGTTTGCTGGGGATAATAATTTAATTGAGGCCGTTGCTGACACGATGCGAGTTGAGGGCTTCTATTTATCGCATGATAGTACTGTTACCCCTACGACGTATAGATATTTAGTTTATAGTAGCAGCAGTTACAAAGGACACAAGTTAAAAAATTGTATAGTTGCCAGAGGTGCATATACATCTACTGGATACCGTAGAGGTATTGCGTATTTTGGTTCATCTAATCGAGGCTTTGAGTTTATTAAATGTGTATTTAAAAACTGTAACATCTTAGGGACTACGAGTTCTTACGCATCTGGGTATACACTTGACACATGCCTGTTTTTAGATACCTCGGCAGTAGGTTCTGGACCCGGTACAACCATTAAAAACACTATATTTCATTCTCGTGCAGCAGAAAATAGTATACGCGGCGACTCAATAACAATTGAAAACTGTGCAATTAATGCCAGTGGTAGCACTGTGGCAAACGAATTTTTCTCTTCAGATGAAAATTTATCAGCATCAATAAAAAATGTTAAAATAACGAGGTGTACGTTTGATAGTACACCTCATAATATTACAATTGACGGTCAGATTTATTCAGAAATGTCAAATTGTTTTTTCGCAAACTCTTGGATTAATAGCAGTTCAATGGTAATGGCCTACGGTCATGCATCGAATGTATATGATAGTATATATCAATATAAATTTAAAAACAATACTACAGGATTTGTACCAAGTGGATTTAACGCATTGTCAATTGATAGCAACTGGATGCACCATGATAATAGCATTTCCGGGTGGTTAATGCTAAATTCAGCAACGTCTAATATTGGTAACATGGGATATAATGACAGTGCCTACAATTGTGTAACTTGGAGCACCACTGCAAATTTTTCACTCATAACTGACACAAATAAAATTATAAAAACTAACGATGCAAAAAAATTAGTTATTGACACTGTGGTAGCCCCTTTTATTAATCGCAGACAGCTGGCACGACATCCAGAAATTGATTTCGAATTTGGTTCCCATAAATATTTATCCAATACATCTGCAGCAACCACAACCACGAATTCATTTAGTTTCCCTTGTTCGCTTGCAGTTAATTTCCACCATGATAATAAATTTTACGCTGATAGTTTCTGGGTTAAAAATACTTGGTGGACTGGAGATACCGCTAGAGTTCGTGTTCAGATAGCTACAGATACGGCCGGTACTTTTACTATAGCTTCAGATGATACTATTGTTGCTGGACAGTCTGCTACGTATACAGCATCAGGACTAAATTCTGGTACAACATATTATTATAGGGTTATGTCAAATGGTCTTTCTAATGGAGTTACAAGTGTTGCAGATACCACTACTTGGTTGACTGCAACAACAATTTCTAATGCTGATACAGTAAAAATAAATTACATAGTTCCTAATGCTGGATCAGTAAGTGGAGGGGATACTGTTGATATAATAGGATCATTTGATTCAACTGGTAATAATGTTTCTTTTGGAGGAACTTCTCCGATCATTGTATCACAGAATATAAAAAGAATAAGAATTGTAACGCCAATACATGCTTCTGGTTCTGTAAATGTTATAGTATCTCCTTCTGGTTGGATTTCAGACACTATAGCTTTTACTTATGATACTATTCTTTCTGTTGATACCGTTTATGTTGATTCGGTATTATCAGCATATACAGCTACCTATGACCCTACTACAAGATTAAGTACGGGTGGAACTGATAAAGGATACCCAAGTATTACTTCGGCTTTTAAAGATATAACTGTTGGTAATACTATTTTCGTTAGAGGTGGAACTTATTATGGACATCAAACCATAGATGGAACCAAGAACGGTACAAGTTGGGTAATAGGACACTATAGTAAAGTTAAATCATATCCTGGGGAATGGGCTATATTAGATGGACAACTACAAACAACCGTAGTATTAGGAGATTCTAATAGTAACTATGATGTTGCATCACATAGAATTGCATACTGGTGGATCGATTCTTTAGAAATAAAAAATGCAAGAACCCCGGGAAATACTTTTTATGCTGCTGGAGCTTATGCTGCCGGAATCCAAATAAATAAAGGGCCTTTTAAAATTACTAATTGTTACATACACGATAATTACCCAACTGTATCAGCAGGAAGTGAAAATAGTGGAGGTATTAGAGGATATCACTGGACTAATGCTGAAATAGCTTATTGTGCTTTTAAAAATAATGGGGGTCTCCAATCTGATCCTAATGCTAATGGAAACTGCCCCGACATAAATGTGTTTTCGGATTATAGATATGCTACAACAGTTGTTTCAGGATTTACTTACAATGCAAACCAGAGACAAAATTTAAAAATCCATGATAACTATTTTATGGGTGGTTCTTATGTTGGCATAAAAGAAAAGGGAGCTCAATATTATAGAGGTGGTGATTCTTTATTGGCTTATCCTAATGATTATTTTAAAGATTTCGGGAGTAAAATTTATAATAATATTTTAAAAGGATATATTGAAGGTATAGTTTGTGAGACTGACTTCTCTCAGGTACATAATAATATATTAGATAGTTGTTCTATTGGTATAACGGCAACTGTTACCCACGATAGTTATTGTTTTTATAAAATAATTATGTATAATAATACTTTAATAAATTGTTATAGTTCACCTACACAATTTTATAAAGGACACACCGATGAAACTTATACCACTACAAATTATGATAATTATCACGGATTTTTATATAATAACATAATTGATTCCGGTATAACTGCAACAGCTTGGGCTGTAAATGAAGTATGTTTTGTAAGATTAACTTCAGATTCAACATATAATTTTGATAGTTCTTTCTTTGGTAATAACTTATCATTCAGACAAAATACTACCAATACACCAAAACCTATATTGTTTGGTAAAACTACTGATCTGTATACTATTACGGAATTCAATACTGCTTATGGTAGAAGTGCAAAGCATTTCACGGTAGCAACAGGCGATTTATATTCTTCAAAATATATTTCTAAAGGAACCTTTTCAGTTTCAGGAGATACAACAATAGCTGATGGTGGTTATACAACTCATCCGTATTTATCTACTACACTACCTTCTTATATTGGAGCTGTTAATCCAAGTGATACAACATGGGTTCCAGAAGTTTTGGATCTTTCTACACTTGGAGGAGGATCGACATCAAAAACTCCAGCAACAATAACGGTACAACCAGAATCTGATACAATAAAGTTAGGACAAACGTCAACATTTTCAGTAACAGCAACTGGAACAGGAACTTTATATTACAAATTATTTAAAAATAATATACAGGTTGATAGTAATCAAACAGGAAGTTTTAATATTTTATCAAATAAGATAAATATTGGATTAAATACTATTTTTATAACAGCTACATCAGATACAATACCATCTGACACTAGTAATACAGTTAATTTCTTTGTACGGGCTGATAGTTCAATAAAACATAGAACTACTAATTTTATTAGAGGAATTTTTAGAGGAATTTTTTAAAATTTTTAATTGGAGAATATATGGCTTCTGAAATAAGAATAAAAAATGTTGCAACTACATTAGCATTTCCGTTGATTGATGCAAATACTTTTGAATATTATTCAACTTCAGCTTGGAATAATTTAACTAGTGCATCAATTCAATCATATTCATGGAGTGATGGTAGTAGTTTATCTGCTCATAATATTACATCCACGCCAACAATAATTGGTAATTTATGGCAATTATCTTTAACACAAAATGAAATGAATCCAAATTCTGGTAGTGATAGTTATATGTCTATTACTTTAGATGCCGTTGAAATAGAAACTCAAACTATATTAGTACAACTAACAGAAGAAGACATAAACAATGATATTATTACAATAAAATCCAAAACTGATAATTTACCAACAGATCCGGCGTCTAATACTATAATTAATACACGATTAGCAACTAGTGCGTATATAGAACCAAATAATGATGATATAACTTCAATCAAAGCCAAAACAGATTTATTATCATTTAGTGGATCGAATTTGAATGTACGAGTTCAAGATTCGGGAATATTAAATGATATAACTGTTGCTGATATTTTGGCTGGAACTGTTGATACAAAGACTGTATCTGAAATTTTAGAAATTTTATTAGCTTATAATAATGGAAGAATAACAGTTAGTGGAAATGTATTTACTTATTATAAACAAGATGGAACTACATCATTATTTGTAATAACTGGAACTGATACAGAAAGAACTATTAGTTAATTTAACATAAGAGAAATTTTAAATTATGTTTGGTTCAACATTAAATATCTATACTGGTTGGGATTTTGTTGGAGAATTAAATCCTATAAGTGTATACACTCTTGGTTGGTATGACTCAACAGAATCTGAATTATCAGATGAAATTTCTAGAGTTTATACAGCTGGTTGGGTTCCTATAGAAACTCTTAGTGTATTTACTGATGGATGGTTTAGTTCATCTACTAATAATAAAATTGTTTATGTTGGATTATTGAGCTTAGAATTAGATATTATGACTCTTTTGGTTAAATTATATAATCAATTTGAAGTTTTAATATATAGTGATGATATTCGAGATGTAACGGCCGAAATAAATAAAGAAAAGGTTGATATTTTATTTGGAGATCCTTATTCAAAAAATTATTAGATAAAGGTTTATTATGGGAAATTTTGATGATTTTGATAGAGAGAAAAATGAATATTTTCAATTCCAAAGTTCAGCTTATGACAATGAACGCCAACTATATGATTCAATGTTAGCTGAATGTTATAATATTCATGGTGTAGAAATGGTATATTATATATTAACTTTTGACACTTCTTATAATAAAATTTGGGGAGAAGATAATGATAGAAGGTATGAGCGTTGTTTTGCTTTCATGTCACTATTAGAGCTACCCAAGGAAGATAATAATACAACTCCATTTGGACTAGAACCATTTGATTTAGTTCAAGTAAATGTTTCAAAAAAACATTTTGAAAATGCTTCATTAAGAGATTCTAATGGTTATTTACAACCTCAATTATCAGCATATAAACCTAAAGTTGGTGATATTATAAAATCTGTATATGCTAATTATTATTATGAGATAGTTGATTTAACTCATGAGGATACTATGTTTTTGCAACACAAACATAGTTGGACATTTCTGGTTAAACCTTATAAGAATGAACATTATGATATTAAAACAAGTGAATTACCTTTTCAGCAACCAGATTCATTTGATAAAGGTAATTTTAAAAATCTTCAAAATGGTTGGTGGTAATGAAAAATAATATTGATTCAATAATAACTTTTATTCTTTTAAAGAAATTAATAAATCCTATAACAAGTACAGATGCTTATAAATTTAAATTAATCGACAAACAAGGTAAAGTAATTCGGGTTCCTAAAACAGACAAGGAAAAGGATGCCTTAACTATTTTAGATAGATTTGTATACAAATTAAAGAGGTTATTAGGATCTAAACTTATTAATTTGAATAAATTTTTATATTTAAGAACATTAAACACTAATATGTATGATAAACTTAATATAAAAGGTAATGTAGAACAACGAGCTGAAATACTTAGGTTGAATAAGGACATAAATAATCTTCAGGAGAAGTATTCTAAACCATTAGAAGAACTTCTTATACTTAAATTACATGAAGATTTACAGGAGGAACTTTTAAATGAAGTTTAATGAATATATAGATAACTATTTAGTTGAATATGTTTTATTTCCAGAATATAAACAAGTAATGGATTTTATATCTTTTTTGAAAAATAAGAATATTAAATCATTAGATGAAACTAATTTTATTGAACTTATTAATGAATATGGAAAAGAATTAGATTTAGATTTTATAAATAAATTTTGGTCTGAGTTTGCTCATGACCTAAGATCAAATGGAATTTCCGATAACTTTAATTATAATTAAGAGGTTTATTATATGCCAGCTAATATTTTAAAATTTTTTGCAGATAAAACAAAAAAGAAAACATCTGAAGTTGAGAAATCGTGGAATAAAGCCAAAGATATAGTTTCAAAACAATATCCAGATGTTAAAAGTTCAGATGATAAATATTACTCGATAGTTGTTGGTGTAATGAAGAAAATGTTAGGATTATCTGAAGATGGAGAAGCCGCTGTAGGAAATCCTCAAGAAATAACTACAGGAAGTATTGGAAATATGGGTCCTGGTCCGAGAGTAATGTTACAAAAAAGATTTGATAAGAAAACTTGTAAAAATTCTAAAAAACCTACAATCATACATGATCCTTTATTTTCGGTTGAAAAATGAGCGATGATTATGGAAGAATAGTTGAATATAATAACTTTCTGAAAACCTTTCCGAGAGCTTCAAAAATTCAAACTGGTTATTTTTATACTTATAGTTATGAATTTAAAACTAATTATCCAAAATCAGAATTAAAATATTACGATTTTAAACCATTATGTTTTATATTTAAACGATTTAAATTTGAAAGAAAAGTTGAAAAGACTCAAGGTGTATGTAGTGTAGGTTTAAATTTTCATCATTTACCAATAAAAGCTAGACAATGGTGGTTAAATAAAATCAAAGTTGTAGCTTTTAAATATTTTGAAAAAGGTGGAATTATAAAAATTCCTGGTTTAAATGAAGATACATTACCAAGAATTATGAAGAAGAGTAGTTTTGGTTTTAGAAATTATGATGAGATAAATATATCTAATCTGAGACAAATTAGACTAGAAGATTTGGATGAAGTAATGAAATTTTATGGTAAAACTTATTATGGTGTAACTATAAAACAGATTCAAGCTAAATATGCTAATTTTATACCTTAACGAAGGGCTTACAATTGATTAAAAGTTCATTAAAAGATTTATTAAAATTGAATCCTTATGCACCACAATTCGCTGATGCACAAGATAAAGATGCTTATGTTAATAAATTATTAACTATAAAAAATAGTCAAGGAACTTCAACCCAAGAATTAGATTATTTATATGATACTAATGGTGTTGGTTACTTTTCCGATTCTGATGTAACTTATTTAGACTTTGCCCCTCTATTTGAAAATAAAAGAGCAAGAATCTTAAAATATAGAGAAATGAGTTTGTATCCAGAAATTATGGATGCTTTGGAAAGTATAATAAATGACTCTATAGTTGATAATAATGATGATGGAGAAATTTTAACTTTAGATATTAAGACTGAACTTCCTTCTGGAATAAAGAAAAGAATAAATTCTGCTTTTTCTTATTTTATTAATGATGTTTTAAATTTTCCAGAAAAAGGAGAAGAATACTTTAAAAGATGGTTAATAGAAGGTGAATTGTATGGTGAATTAATAACTAATGATGCTGGTGATAATATAATTGGAATTAAAATTTTGCCCTCTTTTACTATGGCTCCAGTTTATAAAAATGGTCTTTTAGCTGGTTATGTTCAAATAGCTAATTCTCCAATTAGAACGTATAAACAAGCTAATCTTAAAAATCAAACACCATTTGAACCTAATCAAATAGCTTATTCTAATTATGGTTCTATTGGTGAAAATGAATTAGATATTAGAGGATTTCTTGAATCTGCTGTTAAAGTATATAATATGTTAAAGAGTTTAGAAGATTCAATTGTTATCTATAGATTAGTTAGAGCACCAGAAAGACGAATTTGGAATATTTATACAGGAAGAATGCCAAAAGGTAAGTCTGAAGAATATATCAAAGGCGTCATGAAGCGATATAGAACTAAAAATTTATATGATCCAGCTACAGGAAATATTGACTCTGCTCAGAATATACAAACTATGTCTCATGATATTTGGTTTGGAACAGATGATTCTGGACATGGAACTACAGTTACTACTATTGGTGGAGCAATGAATCTTGGTGAAATAACTGATCTAGATTGGTTTAAAGAAAAATTATATAAAGCTTTAAGACTTCCAACTTCTAGATGGGTTACTGATCAAGCTCAAGGGCCATATTCTTCTGGAAAGATGGGAGAAATAACTAAAGAAGAAATAAAATTTGCTAGATTTATTGAGAAACTTCAAAGAAGGTTTAAATATTTTATATTAAATCCTTTCTTTACTCTATTAAGAATGCGTGGTATTCCTGAAGAATATTTGGATAGAAAGTTTTATGATATTAAATTTTGTAAATCTAATTTATTTAAAGAATTTAAAGAAATAGAAATTCGTGAAGCTAGACTTGGAGTATTATCTTCAGTAGCGGGTTATATAGCTAGTAGAGATAATATTAATCAGTCTGAAGGATTATTCTCAAAGGAATTTGTTCTTAAAAGATACTTTAAAATGACTGATGATGAGTTTAACTTAAATAAAACTTTAATTGATAAAGAATTAGCTGAAGCTGCTGAGATAGCTGCTAATTATCCACCAATTAATCCCTATGAAACTAATCCAGTTCCTGATGTAACAGCTAATCAACCAACTGATACATCAACAAATACCGATCAAACTATAAATAAATAAAGGAGATTATTATATGAAAGATACATTAACTCAAATGTTACTTGACAATGATTATGCATCAATTGTTAATAGTGTAGTTCAAGTAGCAGAAAATAAAATTAGAACTAAAATAGAAGAAAGGAAATCTGAAGTTTTAAAGACTATAAATTCTTCTAAATGAGGAGAAATATGTTGAAATATTTAACCGAATTTCTATCTTATGAAGATTTAGAAATTTTATGTGAAAGTGTTGACAATGGAAAACCTTCATATAAAATTAAAGGCCCATTTCTTCAAGCAGAAGTTCAAAATAGAAATGGAAGAAAATATCCAAAACTTATTTGTGAACGAGAAATTAACAAATTCCAAGATAAAATTGTTAATCGAAGATCTATGGGTGAATTAGATCATCCACCTTCACCAACTATTAACTTAGATAGAGTTAGTCATATCATCGAATCTTTACAAATGATGGATAATGATGGTATAGGAATAGCTAAAATACTCGATACACCTAAAGGGTTAATTGCTCAAGTTCTATTAAAAGATAAAATCGGACTTGGTGTAAGTACTAGAGGTGTTGGTACAGTAAATGGTTGTGTAGTTAATGATGATTATAGATTAATAACTGTTGATATAGTTGCAGATCCTTCAGCTCCTGGTGCCTTCGTTGATGGTATTCTTGAAAATAAAGAATATATTATAACCGAAGGTGGTCAAATAGTTGAAGTAGCTGTATCAAATTTAGAAGTAAAATTAGATAAAAAAGGTGACTCTAAAATTTTACTTCAATATATGAATGAATTTTTACATGATTTGAGTAATGTTCATTTATAAAATATTGATTATTAATAAGTTATAAATATTTAATTATTAAACTAGTTAATTGAATTATAAATATACTTAATTGTTAAATGGAGGTTTAAAAATATGGTGATTGAAAAAATTATTGAGAAATTTAAAGATGTTCTTACGGAAGAAGATCTTAAAGTTTTTCAAGAACAACTTAAAGAGTTTATTACTGAGGAATCTAAAAAGATTTCTGATTTGATAGTTGAAGAGAAAACTAAAGCTATTCAAGAAGCATCTGATAAACTCATTGAAGAAACAAAAGAAACATTGAAAGTAGAAATTGCAAAAGATTATGATGCAAAAATGGAAAAATTAGAGGAAGATTTGATTGTTAAACTTGATACAACTATTGATAATCTTATTGAGTCTAAAATTTCAGATGATCTTATTTCAAAAGTAGCACTTAATGAAACTCTTGAACCTGTTATTGTTGGAATTAAAAAATTATTCTCTGATAATCTTTTAGATTTAGATCTTGAAGGTTCTGGTGTAGTAAGTAAATTGAAAGTTGAAAATGAAAATCTTTCAAAACAGCTTTCTGAATCAATGGCAGAAAAAATTACATTATCCGAAACATTAGAAAAAATATCTGTCAAAACTCTTATCTCTGAAAGCGTATCTGGTCTTAATGATGTTCAGAAAGATAGAGTTATTAAGATGTTTGAAAATAAAAAATTCGACGATGTAAAAACTAATATTGATGCTATGATTGATCTTGTAATTAGTGAAGAAAATAAAGGTGCAACATCAAAATCTTCTGCTGAAGTTATAGTAGAAGGTGATGGAATTATAGTCGAAAAGAAACCATTAAATAAAAATGAATATTCGGCAGTTGAAGAAGCTAAGAAATTTTTTAAATAAACGGAGGAATTCTATAAATGGAAAAAACAAATATTCAAGAGCTTATTACTAAATGGAGTAATACAGCTGAGTTAGGCTCTATGTCTATCGAAAATCTTTCTGAGGATCTTAAAGAAAATATGGCGATTCTTATGGAAGCTCAAGATAATATTAAAGTGATGAACGAAGGTATGAGTACTACTTCTATTGGTGAGTTGGGTGCTAGTGCTGCCTATAAACCAATCTCTCTTGCTCTTATGAGAAGAACCTTTCCGGCTCTCTTTGCTCAAAATTGCGTAGGTATCCAAGCTATGAATACTCCAGTTGGATTAGCTTATGTACTTCGTGTTATCTATGGTGAAAGTTCTGGTGTCAATGGCCCTGAAGCAGCTTGGGATCAGGTTCCTATTTATTCTGGTTTCTCAGGTTCTACTTCTGGTACTTCAGCAACTTATTCGACCTCTGGTGCTGGTACTGGTGCTTCGACATCTGAAGCGGAAGCTTGGAAAATTGGTACGGATTTCCCTCAGCTTAAATTAATCCTTGAAAGCGTAGCTATTACCGCTAAATCAAGAAAATTAGCAGCATCTTTTAGTCTTGAAGCTGCTGAAGATATTTCTGCAATGCAAAATATTGATATTCAGAGAGAAATTGTAAGAGTTCTTCAATATGAAATCATTGCTGAAATGGATAGAGAAATAATCGGTAAGTTGAAAACTACTGCTGTTACTGGTACTGGTGGGGCAGCTGCTAAACAGTTAGATCTTAACGCAACTTCTGGTACTTCTTTTGTTGATGGTCGATGGTCTCAAGAACAGATTAGTTCTATCGTTACTTCTATCGTTCATCAGTCTAATACTATTGCCGTTACTACTCGTAGAGGTGCTGGTAACTTTGCTATCGTTTCTCCAGCTGTGGCTACTGCTCTCCAAGCAGCAAGACCTAACTTCTGCGGAAATGATCCTAAAGTTAATCCTACTCAAGCAGGTGTAGCTGAAATCGGTACTATTAATTCTACTATTAAAGTGTTCCGTGATCAATATGCTTCTGGTGATTATGCTCTAGTTGGTTATAAAGGCGAAGGTCAAAATGACGCGGGTGTCATCCTCTCTCCTTATATCATGAATGCTATGAATACTGCTACTGATTATAGAGACTTTTCTCCTGTTATTGGTGTTAGAAGTCGTTATGCAGTTACTGATAGCTTACTTGGGGCAGGTCGGTATTATAGGCTTGTTCAATATTCAAATTTATCGAAGATCATCGCCGGATATTAATCTTTGATTTTTATAGAGTTATAATGCTTTACTAAAGTAAAGGATGATGTAGAAATACATCATCCTTTTTTATTTTCTTGACATTCTTATTTAAAAATTGTATATTTTATCAAAAAATAAATAATTTAATGAAAGGTAATGTTATGTTTTGTCATATTTGTGGTGAAGAGATTAATTATAATAGATGGTGTGAGTTTGTAAGATACCACGTTAAAAAAGTTCATAATATTCAAATGTCTATTATAGAATATTATAATAAGTTTATGAAAAAAGATAATGAAGGTAAATGTAAAATTTGCGGAAAGTCCACTAGTTTTGCAACTCCAGAATTAGGTTATAATAGATTTTGTTCGGGAGCCTGCAGTAATCAAGATCCTGAACTTAAAAAGATACAAAGTGAAAAAAGAACTGATTATTTTAATAATTTAACAGAAGAAAAATCTAATAAAAGAAACCAAAAATTAAAAGATAAATGGAAAGAACGTGATGTTAAATCTATGGTTGATAAAATAAAATCAACAAAATTAGAGAAATATGGATATGAAACTTATAATAATCCAGAACAAATATCAAAATCTATGAGAGGTTTGTAATGTTTATTTACGAAAAAAATTTTAAAGAACTTCTATTAGATAAAATTTTTCCGAATGAAAACTGGATTTGTAATAAAATTGTTCCTGATTCATTTATAAAAAATAGACCAGATTTTAGATCAGAACGATTAAAATTAATTATAGAATTTAATGGAGATAGAACTGATACATTTCCAGGACATTATTCAAGTACTAAAACTATTTTAACTGATAAAAAGAAGAAATATGTTTATGAGTATATGGGTTATAAAGTAGTTGAATATCCGTACTTTGTACAACCAAATACTGCTATAATTAAACTTTTATTTAATGTTGATTATGAGTTTGTTCAAATTTATCCTCATGGTTTTATTGATTCTAAAGCTAAATTACCTTGGGATTTTTGTGATTTAGGTGTTGATAGATTTATAAATGATTTACATTATTTTTATATTATTAAAGAAGAAATTGTAGAATCAATAGTTTGTAAAATTAAAAATGACTCAAATTATAGAGATGTTATTCCTAAAAAACTAACATCCTATATAAATTATGGACTTTAATTTATGTTTGTTTCAAGGGTAAAAACTGAAAAATATCATAATAACTATGAGGGTGATTGTAGAAAGCCCATAAAAGATTATTATAAAAAAGGAATTTTTAAAAGATCTGATAGAAAAAGATTTTTGAGAAATTATTTTAAAACTATAGATTAACTATAATTAAAAAATTTAGGTAAGTTTATTAATTTATAAATAGAAGAGGATGGAAGAAATTTCATCCTCTTTTTTATTGAACAATTGAAACTGGAGACTGTTTAGATGAAGCAGATTATAGTAATTAATATTAGTAATAGGGACTTACCAATACCGGAACTAAAACAAGTATTACCGGCTGGAACTATAGATCAGAAGTATGTTTTGCCTTATGATATAGCTGTAAAATATAAGCAATTTTTGTATCCGATACAGGTAATAGATCCTGAAGCTGAGATAAAGAATGTTAATAATATAGAGACTATAGAAGATAATACATTGAAGTATAAGGCTCCGAAGACTTTAGATGAGTTAATGAAGGAGATAAACACTCAATTAACAGAGAATAAAGCTCCAAAAGTAAGAAATAAAACAGTAAGACCTACTATTAAACCATTAAAAGGTATAAAAATAAATCCTAAGAAGTGTAATGTGAAGGAGAAGAAGACTGTAGAAAGATGATTTTAATAGATATTATGCGATATAAGGAAAAACCAAATGGCTAAAATAAATACACTTGAGGGCATGCGAAACTACATAAAAACTATGTTAGGTTCACCGATTATTAATATAGAAGTTACAACTGAGCAATTGAATCAAGTAATAGAAGATTCAGTTCAGGTTATGCAGAAATATAATTATGGTGATGGTTTATATTTAGATTATGTAGCATTTACTACATCTGCTAATGTAGGAACTTATGAAGTAATGAGTGATCCTAATTTATCTGCTTCCTTTGTTGATGTAGCTCAGGTATTTGATATAAGCTATTCATTTGGTGTAGATGGAATCAATACATTATTTTCTCCGACTCATATATTATTACAAGAGAACAATAATGGTCAGGGGATGTTTGGTTCAAGATTTTTGACGGGTAATTTTACACCCGGATTAGAAATAACTACATATCAAGTAGCTATGATGTATTTGCAAGAGATACGAGATAAGCTAGGAAAGATGTATTGTGTCAACTGGATACCTGGTCGAGGTGCATTAATGATAACACCAACACCAACAGAATCAGTAACTGGTTTATTACATTTATATAAAAGAGAAGCTGCGGTAAACTTATATAATGATAATTTAGTTAAATCATTATGTTTAGCAAAAACTAAGATTGTTTGGGGTGGAAATATAAGGAAATATGCAATACAATTTCCTGGTGGGGGAACTGCATTAGGTAGTGATATTTTAAGTGAAGGAAGAGAAGAGGAATCTATAATAATAGATCAGATAAAAGGTGAAAGTGAACCAACAGATTTTTACTTTGGTTAATAGGAGTTTATAATGTTATTAAAAGAATATATGATACAGCAGGAACAAGAATCTAAATTTAAAAAGGTATTTGCTTTTTTCTTAAATGAAGATAATATAAAAGAAAAACTCGAAACTTTTCTTGCTGATAATAAAATAACCAAAGATGAATTCAATTCATTAGTTTATGATCAGCTATCTTCATTTTGTAGAGGAGGTCTTTGGAATAGTAAAGAAAGACCTAAAGTAGAAGAAGAACAAATTATCAAAGGTATGCAGATAGAGGTTGAACATTCAAATAATCCACTTATAGCAGAAAGAATAAGTTTAGATCATTTGGTTGAATTTTCTAATTATTACGACTATTTAGAAGTAATGGAAGCTTTAATGACAAAAAAGGTTCCTATTTCAAAGATTGAGGCTTTACTATAATGTACAATAAGTACTATTATGCAAGAACACTTTGGGGTGTTGAAATAGCTCTTTTGGATATGTTTAATGATATGACTATATATCGGTTTGATAAAGAAAGAAATATAGTTAAGTCAATAGATGTACCTATAACAACTGGTCCGATAGAAAAAATGCAAGCTATGGGTGAAGTAAATCATCCATCTGATACAACCAGATATTATCAACATGTTCCTAAAATGTCATTAGTATTAAATGGTATCAATCATGATGCAAGTAGAGCGTATAGTTCAGATGATGAGCGTTTTTGGTTAGATGATAAATTAAGTTTAGATAATGGTGATTCTGTATACTCAGATTTTCAACCAACACCATATAACTTTACTTATACATTATTCATTAGGTCTGATTCGATGGAAGATTTAGCTCAGATATTAGAGAATATTTTACCATATTGCAACCCATCATTTATGTTACGAGTAAAAGAGTTTCTATTTCTAAATATTGAAAGAGATTTGCCAACCAAATTAGAAACTATAAATTTAGATTTTACAAACTCAATGGATCAAGAATCAATGAGAGAAGTAAATGCAAATTTAGATTTTACAGTAGAAGGTTGGATGTATAAACCAGTTACTTCAGCAGCATTAGTTAAAATTATTAATTCTGATTTATTTGTTGGTTATGATAATTATATTTTGGATAGTTCAATAAAAACTGAAGGTTATTATACAGAATCTCAAATTCCAACTTCAGGTTATAATACTTCTGGCTATAATGCAAATACTGAAGTTTATTGGACTGAAACTATTACATGAGATGAGGTTTATAATGGCTATAGATGATTTGACTGATACGTTTAATGTTGATTTTAATTCCTGTATTGAAGACGTGAATAAACAAATGGAAGTAGTTGATAAAAGAAAAAATGAAATAACTAATACACTAAAAGAAACCAAAATAGGTTTTTCCGAAGAAGATAAAATATTCTTATTATCTGAAACTAAAAGCCTAATACAAATAACAAATTCTGCCCTTAATAAATTAGATCAAGATTTAAGAATTGGTGCTAGTGGAAAAATGTATGAAGCTATGGCTAATTTGATAAATTCTAAATCTAGTGCCCTTAAAGAATTACGCGAATTATATAAAATGATTTTGGAAATGAAAATGTTTCACGATGAAGAGTCTGGTTCAAGTAAGGCTAAAAATGATGAAGTTAAAATGACAGCTACTGATTTCCTAAAGATAGTTAAAGAAGCCCAAAAATCAAATTCTTTAGATGCCGTTGAAGCTAATTATAGTGTGGTAGATGAAAGAGAAGATCCCGATTCTAATAACTTCACTAGTTCTGACAAAAATTATAAAAGAAAGAAACATGAAAATTAATGGACTAATCTTATGCTATTTTGTGAATTATGCTCCTATTCTACTAACTCAAGATCTAAAATAAATATTCATCATATCGTACCTTTAGAACTTAATGGATCTAATAATAACTTTAATCTAGTCCATTTATGTCCAACTTGTCATAATTTAGTTTATATTCCAAATGCTAAGTTTGGTCAACATTCTATCAAAAATGAAAAATCTATAATCATTCTTGGTAAAAAATTATCTTCAGCGGGTGTTATTCTAAATTATATAAATGAACATAATATTGAAGAGTTCTCTATTATAAAAAATCAAACGGGAGTTATATGCTAATTATTACACCTAATCAAATAAATAAGTGGCAACATAGATATAATAAAAATTCTAATCTATATCTTGCTGTTGGCGATTCGTGGTTTTCGTGTCCCGGTGAAACTTCTAATATAATTGATAGCTATAGTATTATAGACCTCTTATCTGAAAAATTAGATATCGTAAACTATTCTCACTTTGGTGATACTTTAATAGGTGATATATCAACTATTAAAAAAATAAACCAAATAACTAATTCCCTCTCCACTATCCTTCACGAATCTTTAAAATCTGATAAAATAAAAGGTTTATTTATTAGTGCTGGTGGTAATGATTTAATTGATAATATTAAATCTTTTATCATCAATTCAACCGATAATAACCAGCCCAAATCCTTTATAAATGAGTTAGCCCTAGATAATCTCCTTAAAAACATTAAACGAGCTTTTGTATGGCTTATTATGAGTTTAAAAGAACATCTTAATGATAATGTAACCTTTTATATTCATACCTATGATTATATAACTAATCTTGGTGAAGGTTTTAATTCTTGGTTCACTAAAACCGATTCGTGGATCTGGTCGAAATTTAATAGTCTTAATATAACTAATAAACCCTTAATCATAGAAATTATGAAAATTATAATTGATAAGTTCTATAATACTCTAGTGGAAGTTTCTATACTCTGTGATAATGTAAAAATTATAGACCTAAGAAATACTATAACCGATCCTTCACTCTTTGAAAATGAAATTCATCTAAGTAGATCCGGTATGAAAATTATGGTTGAAAAATTCTTTGAACAATTTAAACAAGTGAGTTAATATTATGTATAATGGTAATGCTAATCTTAGACACGCTAATGATAAAATAATCTATACCGATGATATGAAAGTAGAGTTCGTTAAGTGCATGAGCGATATCCTCTACTTCGGTGAAAAATATTGCAATATTATATCAGTCGATAAAGGCAAAATATTAATCAAGTTCTGGGAGTTCCAAAAAAGAATGCTTAAAGCTATGTACAAGTCTCCTGAATATAGAAACGAAGATGGCGAGTTGGAACAAAAACAAAATCTTGTGGTTCTTTGCCCCCGCCAAGCAGGCAAATGTATAAATTATTGGGGAAAAATTAGAATAAGAAATAAAAATACGGGGAAAATAGTTGAATTAAGCATTGGCCAGTTTCATGAAATGATTAAACCCAAGATAAAGTAGAAAATAATTAAAATCATAAATAATGAAAATAGTTCTTGACAATTATACTTTAAAATTATATTATATATTATAAAAGATTAATGATTGCCGCTTATTTTGAATTTGTCTTCATAAGATTCTTAATTTTCTACAACTATTAATAAAACTATAATTTATAATTTTAATGAAGGGATTTTGTATGTCTGGTGATGAACTCGTGTGTAAAGAATGTGGTTATACTGCGGATTTTAAGAAAGGATTAACTCGTCACATTAATAAGGATCATAAGGATATTGGTGGTTATCCTGAATATTACAAGAAATATCTTTTGAAAGAAGGAGAATCTGATGGACATTGTTTATGGTGTGGAGCTGATGTAGGATTTTCAAAGAAACGAGGACATTTTAATAGTTTCTGTTTTAATAAAAATTGTAATGTTTTGTACTACAATAAGAATACTAATAGAGTGAAAGTAGCTTCAGAGAATTGTAAAATTACTTTTGCTAAAGGTGAATCGTGTGAAAATCAGATTGGATATTGGAAGAAAAAAGGATTCACTGAAGAAGAGGCTAGAGAGAAGGTTAGAGAAAGACAAACTACTAATTCAGTTGATAAGATAATGAAGAGAGAGGGATGCACTTTAGAAGAAGCTAAAGAAAAAAGAAATGATATTACAGAGAAGTGGAGTAAGAGTTTTAAAAAGCAAAATTATTCAAAAGCTAGTCAGGAATTATTTTGGAATATTTATGAAATTATTAAAGGTAAATATTCAAATGATGATATTTTCTTTGCTACTTATAAAGAAGGTATTAATTTAAACGATAATTGTAATTATGAATTTAGAGTTAAAACTAAAGAACATGTAAGAAAGATGGATTTTTATATAAAGTCTATTAATAAGTGTATTGAGTTTGATGGTGCATATTGGCATAAATTTCATGAAACTAAAAAACAATATTTGCATAATAGTGATAAAACATTAGATGAAATAAGAGATACTGAAATAGTTGAAACTATAAATTGTGATATTTTGCATATTGATGAACTCTCATACTACAAGAATAAAGATGAAGTAATAAAGAAATGTATAGATTTTTTAGGAGATCAGAAAGGAAATGATAGCAGATAAGTTTATTGAAACGTTTGAAGTTGATGACTGGGAAGTAGAGACTGATACTGGATGGGAAGATATAACTCATACCAATAAAACTATAGAATTTGAAGTATGGGAACTATCAACTGACAATTATACATTACAATGTGCCGATGATCACATTGTAATGGATGAATTTTACAATGAAGTCTTTACGAAGGATTTGAAAATTGGGCAAAGGATAATAACCAAGACTGGATTAGAATCTGTTAAATCGGTAAGGAATCTTGGTTATAAAGAAAGTATGTATGATTTATCGGTTGGTTCAGAAAACCATACATATTACACTTCAGGAATACTCTCACATAATACTACAGTTTCTTCAGTTTATTTAACTCACTACGCAATATTTAATGAACATAAAACAGTAGCTGTTTTAGCTAATAAAGAGAAAACTGCTATTGAAATTATGAATAGAATAAAAATGGTTTATGAGAATTTACCTTATTGGTTACAACCAGGTATAGTTGAAGGTGGGTGGAATAAAGCTTCTATAACTTTAGGTAATGGAACTAGAATATTATCAGCATCAACAGCTAGTTCTGCTATTAGAGGTTATTCTATAAACTGCCTAACGGAAAATAATAAAGTAACCATTAGAGATAAATTAACCAAAGAAGTATCCGATGTTACTATCAAAGAACTAAGACTTTTATTTAATGATAAAATAAGAAAGAAGTTTAATATATTCCTTAATACCAAATATGATGTCTTAACTCCTAATGGATTTCAAAATTTTTATGGTCTATCTGAACAGAAAGTACGAAATAATAATATTCTAAAAATCACAACAGACAATTCATTCCTTGAATTAACTAGAAGGCATGAAGTGTTTTTTAATGATAATGAAAAACAATTTGGACATTTTTATAAAGTTGGTGATTCTATTAAATCTAAAGATGGTTTTGAAACTGTTACCGCTACAGAAAATCTAAGCATAAGTCCTTATGTATACGATTTACTTAATGTAGCTAATGGTAATAGATTTTATGCTAATGGTTTACTAGTTTCTAATTGTCTATTTTTAGATGAGTTCGCTTTTGTAGCTTCTAATATAGCCTCTGAATTTATGGATTCAGTTTGGCCTACTATCTCTTCTGGTAAAACTACTAAAATTATTATAGTCTCTACTCCTAATGGTATGAATCATTATTATAATATCTGGATTGATGCAGTTAAAGGTAAAAATACATTCTTCCCAGTTAAAGTAAATTGGTGGGAACATCCTGATCGTGACGAAAATTTTAAGAAAAATCTAATAAGAGATAGAGGGGTTGTATTTTTTAATCAGGAATACGCATGTTCTGAAAAAACTTCTCGTATAAATATAAATAAGAATGGAGAAAAGAAAACGTTGACATTCGGTGAATTATGGAATTGGAATAATTAATAAAAAGTGAGGTAAGTTTAGATTTATTAGCGTAAATCTAAACTATCTGGCGAGTAAATTTCCAGAACCTCTATAACAATATTTATAAAAATAAAAAAGGAGTAAAGGTATGAAATTTGACAGAAATGTTAAGTTTGTTTGTTCAATTTGTGGTAAAGAGACTACATTTTATAGGTGGTGTGATTTTTACAGATGTCATTTAAAAGTTTATCATGGTGATATAACTGAGAAGCAATATTATGATAAATTTTATAAAAAAGAGAATGAAGGAAAATGTTTAGCTTGTGGAAAAGAAACTAAATTTGTAGGATTTTTAGTTGGTTATAGACCTTATTGTAGTTGTAAATGTACAAAGGCAACAGAGGAATCAAGAAAGAAATTAAGTGATATAAAGAAGAAACTATTTTCAAATGAAGAAAGTAAAAGAGCTGTAATAGAGAAGACTCAAAAAACTAATTTATTAAAATATGGAACTAAGAGTTTTTCTGGTTGTGAGATAGGAAAGAAGAGGATAAGGGAAGCTAATTTTAAAAAGTATGGAATAGAGGAAACTTTGCAATTACCTCATGTTAAGGATGCGAGGGAAAAAGCTTTAGAAGAAAATAAGGAAGAGATAAATGAAAAGAGAAAGGCTTTCTGGACTGAAGAGAATATTAGATTAGTTAATGACCATAGAACTAATACATTGATTGATAGATATGGCGTTGACCATAATATGAAATTAGATTGGGTTTGTGAGAAGATAGCAGAATCTATAAGGATAACGTGTAGAAATAGGTATTCGGTTGATAATGTTATGCAACTAGACTGGGTGAGAGAAAAGGTTAGAGAAACTAATATTAATAATAAAAATTGGTATGTTTATGATAATTTAGATGAAATTCATTATTATTATACTACAGTTTGGAATGAAACTAGAAAACATATTAAAATATTATTTGAGAACTGGGATGGTTTAGACTATTATACCAGAGATAAATTGATATTAAATGAAGAATTTAGAAAAATAAATCCTGATATAAATTTAAGTAACAATTTATTTCAACCAACTATAGATCACAAAATAAGTATAAGTTATGGATTTAAAAATAATGTAGATTTTAAAATAATTGGTGGAATAGATAATTTAGTTATTTGCGGAAGGCAAACTAATAGTGCAAAAGGTAAACTTAATTCTGAGGATTTTATAAAATTATTAAAAGAGAGGTTGCATGATGAAATTTAGAGATTATTTAATATATAATGAAGAAAATAATAAGAGTTTTGATGAAATAAGGAAGGAGTATCCAGAACCCAACCATCATTTAAAGTTAAAATGTAAGAGATGCGGTTCAACGGAAACGTGTAGATGTAAACAACCAAAGAAAGAGATTATCGGAATTTGCAATAGATGTAATAATGTAGAGAACTAAAAGTTTTAAAATGATAAATATTTTCAAACAACGATTTTGGAAAGGATTTATCATGGATAGAACTGAGATTAGTCATAATTATTCATCATTGCAATTTAACATTGATGATAAACTAAGTAAAGAGATAATAGATTTTGGATATTCCCATATAATATATGACTACTTATATATGGGAGAAAATGATGATTGTGGAAGGGATTTAGATCCTCACTGCACTATATTATATGGAATAATATCATCAGAAGCCAAGGAGATTAGGCCAATAATTTCAAAAATAGAACCTTTCAAAGTTAGATTCGGGAAGATTTCTTTTTTTGAGAATGATAACTGTGATGTAATGAAGATAGAGATTGAATCTGAAAGGTTACGGGAATTGAACTCATTATTGAAGCGTAGGATAGATTTTGAGAATCATTTTCCAAAGTATATAGCTCATTGTACGATAGCATATATAAAGAAGGGAATAAAAGAAAACCTTTCATTTGATTCATCATATTTTGAAGGTAAGGAGATGGAAGTAAGGACTTGCGAATTTAGTTCAAAAGATGGTTCACGGGAGATAATTAAATTTAAGTGAGGATTATATGGACTCAACGGAAATAGTTAATTTTTTTGGTTTGTATGTTAATTCAGAATGGGCGAAAGCTTTTTATGGGATGTTAGTGATAATAATTCCTATTATTTATAGGGGATTTATACACTGGGCTAACAATAGGAAGACTACATGGTATTGGAACCCTATTACGAAGAAATTTTTTGTAAAATGGTTAGATAAGCAGATAGCCAAGATATGTGGACGTGGAGTAAATGATTGTCAGGCTAAATATGAGAAGGAACTTCCTGATGATGCTAAAGAAGAAATACAAAATAGATTAAAGAAGAATCATGAGTTTTTAAATATAGAGGTTAAGAAAGATGGAACTATAGAAAAGGAAAAAATAGACTAATGAAATTTACTATCGAATGGTTGTTAGGATTTATTTGGTTATTTATTAAACAAAGGCATTTAAGTGTTTATTATATTTTGGACAAGATAGACCTTTATAAATTAAAACTAAGGATGAAATAGCTCATACTACAGTTGATGATAGAGAAGTTTATGATTTTATTTGGATAAAAATATGATTGAAATCAGAAAATTTGAAGGACTACAGATTGAAACTGATGAAGGCTATAAGGACTTTGATGGATTAGCTTGTCTTGGAGAGCAGGACTTACTAACATTTACTTTAGAAGATAATTCAACCATATCTGTAACTTATCATCATGTATTTGTAATAGATGATTTAGAAGTTGAAGCTTGTGAACTTAATATTGGAGAAGTATTAGAATCCCAGAACTGTTATAAAACTATAATAAATATAGAAACTGGAAAAAAGGAATTAGTTTTTGATGTATTAGAGGTAAAAGACACTCATAGATATTTTGCTAATAATATATTGAATCATAACTGTAAATTTATTGGTTCAACAAATACATTAATAGATAGTGAAGTATTGGAGAGACTAGAAACTATAGATCCTATAGACACTAAGTGGAATGGTATACTTCAAATATTTGAACATCCGATTCCTAATGCTTTTTATATAATGGGAATAGATTCATCTGAAGGAATTGGACATGATTATGCTGTTATTCAGATTTTGAAGATAAATTCAGAACTTGATATTGAACAGGTTGCCGTTTTTAGAACTAATACTTTAGAAATAAGTAAATTTGCTCAAATTAGTGTATCTATATCGGAATATTATAATAATGCTAATATGATGATTGAGAATAATGGTGTAGGGTCACTAGTTGCTGATATAATTTGGAATGATCATGAATGTGATGCTATAATTAATTGTGATGCTAAGGGACTAGGTATAAGGGCTACAAAGAAGACTAAACTAAATGCCAATTTATTATTAAAGAGGTATTTAGAAAGTCATTGGTTAAAGTTAGTTGATAGACAAACTATATATGAACTTAGTTTATATGAAGAAATTAAGCCTAATATATATCAATCTCCAGAATATGCACATGATGATTCTGTGACTAGCTTATTATGGGCTTTATATTTTGTAACAACTGAACTATTTGATGGAAAGAATGTAGGAATTAAGTCAATAGAAGATAAGTTTAAGATAGATGATAGATGGGACTCAGATGCTCCTATAGTTTTTACTGATCAAGATGCTGATGATCCTAACTTTGATGACGACTAGTAGACTCGCCATGTTTAGATTTTTAAAATTATAAATAGAATTAGATAGTTTGAAATAATTTTATTTTATATAATTCAGGAGGGCCTAAACATGGCTGGAAGAAAAACAAATACTCCAAATGTTAATGAACAAGAAATTGATAAATCCGAATTAACTATTGGAGCTGGAACTAATACTGGAGCTATAGTAATAACTTCTCCAAAAGGGCCTGTTAATAGACCAGTATTAGTTACTAGTGATCAAGATTTTATAGAACAATTTGGAGAACCAGTAATATCTGGAACTTCATTAGTTTATGGATATGGTGCTTATGCATCTTTGGCTTTTTTACAAGAATCAAGCTCATTATACGTAATTCGTGCCGCTACTGCAACAGAAGATTACTTTGCAAAAACAGGCATTGGAACTAATGCTTTAGGTTATTCAGTTGCAAATATAGGAGCTAGTGCTGGTCCTGTAGCTGATCAGATAGATTCAATTTATGCTATTGATAATGCTCCAATGTCAGGTGCTCAAATGATTATTGGTGCTGTTTCTCCTGGTGATTGGGGAAATGATATAGCTGTAACAATTGAGACTTTAACTTCTGCATCCGATTGGTTCTATTCTTATGATGATTTGCCTGTAGGATATGCAACAAGTGCAATTCCGACTAGTGCTATGACTATTGCTAATAGTGTATTTAAAATCAATGTATATAAGAAAGAAACAACTGAAACTTGGGAATCATTTACTCAAACTAGTAATTCTACTAGTGCGTTATCTTTATATCCTCAAGAAACATTCTATGGAACTTTGAGATCACAACTTGATGGAAATAATGATCAATTGTTTATCAAAGATGTGGTTAATGGAAAATCTAGTTTAATTTATGTAGATGTAAATGATAATGCAACTACTATAACTCAATCAACAAATCCTAATCAATTTTTAAGTACTGGTGATTATTTTGGTGTTAAAAATGCCTCCTTAATTAGATTATCTGGTGGTAATCAGGTTGCTAAATCTGGAATTGGAACATATTATTCGGTTTGGGATTACTTTAAAAACAAAGATGAATATGATATAAGTATAGTTTTAGTTCCTGATTATAGTATGAATGTTAAACAATTAGTTTGTCAAAATGTGGTTGGTTATAGAAAAGATTGTTATATGGTTACTCAATCTGGTACAGTTACCGATACTACAGTTCAACAAATTTGGACTGCCGAACAGGGTGGATACACTGATCCTTCTTATGTATTTGCTTATGCTGGTTGGGATAAAGTTTATGATAAATATAATTCAAAATATGTTTATTTACCAAAATCAATTCAAGCAGGAGCGGTAATTGCAAAGACTGATGCCACTATTGGACAATCTCCCGCAGGTATGACTAGAGGAATATTACCAATTGTTGGAGTAAATAAAGTATGGTCTGAACCTGAGATTGGACAGTTGTATGATAGAAATATTAATACTTCCCGATATTTTAGAGGAATTGGTCATGTACTTTGGGGACAAAAAACTTGTCAAAGAAAAGCTTCAGCATTAGATAGAATAAATGTACGTATGTTATTAGTGTATATCCGGAAGTCTATGGCTAGATCACTTATGAGTTATGTATTGGATGTAAATAATACAGCAAAGACTAGACTTAGAATTTGGAGTAATTTAGATTCATTCTTAGCTCCAATTAAGAGTCAAGAAGGTTTATATGCTTATACAGTTCAGTGTGATGAAGAAAATAATACTCAACAAGTAATTGATGCTAATGAACTTGATGTAAATGTTTTTGTTCAACCAACAAAAACCATCGAATATATTTCATTAAAAACTATTGTGACTCGTACTGGTGTTACTACAACGGAAGTTTAAATATAAAAAATATAGTGGAAGATTTATAGTCTTCCACTATAAAAATGGAGAATAAAATGCCACAATTTTCTATTGAAGGAAGATTAAAAGCTAATAAAGATATTCAGAGGGATTTTTTGTTTGAGGTTTCATTTCCTGAAATTTCAAATATAATAACTACAATATCAGATGAAGAACCTTTTATAGTAAGAGCTAAAACTGCATCTATTCCAGATAGATCCAATACGCCAATAGAATCATATTTTATGGGAATGACTCAATTTTATCCTGGTCGATTAAATTTAGGATCTGTTTTGAGTATTGATTTTGAGGAAACTGAAGATCAAGTTATTACCAAAGCATTATATGAATGGCAAAATCAGATTTTTAATATTAAAGCTGAGGATAATGATGCTGGTCATGCATTAGCTGAAAGTAAAAGATCTGGTCAGACTACTAATATTTTCATTAAAATGTATAAGTTTAATGGTGAGCTTATGGAAAATATGATTAGATGTGTAAATGCTTGGCCTTCTACGATTGGTGAAAGCCCTTTAGCTATGAGTTCAAATTCTAGCGTCATGAGATCCGCGGCTTTTCAGTTTGACTATTGGGATTTGGTAAAGGTTTAATTTAAGGAGAACTTATGAATTTATCCTGTACTTTAGATGGTGAAGCTGTTACGATTGTGGATATAACTATAAATGGAAGAGATTTATATATATCTTATATAGATGCTTCAACTAATTTGAAAGTTATAGTAAAGAAGATAGATAGAGATGGAACTGGAATAATAGCAACTTCAGCGACGATTACGTAAAAATGAATTATACTATTGAAGGTAGATTAAGAGATCAACCAGATATACTTAGAAATTTTATGTGGGAAGTAGATATATTAGATTTTACTTCCCCTCTTTCTAATATTATAAATCAAGATAAATTATCATTAAGAATAAAGGCTATAACTACACCAGGTAGAGTAATAGAAACTATAGATACTTGGTTTTATGGATTTAAACAATCAATTCCGAGTAGAACTTTATTTGATAATAATATTACATTATCAATGGAAGAAACTGAAAATCAAGATGTATTAAGTATGATATACACTTGGATGGAAAAAATAGTAGGAGTTGATCAAAATAGTAGTTTTGCATCACTTAGTTCCACAAAGATTATAGCCAAAACTATGTTAATTAAATTATTAAAGTTTAACGGTAAATCTACTGGTAAAATAATAGAATTAAGAAATGTATATCCATTAAGTATAAATGAAGTAACTTTGGATATGAGTGGAAATGAAGCTATAAGATATGACGTTAATTTTAATTTTGATTATTGGAAACTAATTAATTCTAATCTTCCTATTTTATAAATAGAAATAACGTAGGAGGTTTACATGCCTGTTGGAATTAACAACCTTGAACTACAAGGTTTTTATTCAAATCTTGAAATATTTAAAACTATACAAAAAAATTACAAATTCTTTGTAACATTTTGGGATGATAATCAGTTTTTAAATACAAATACTGTAAAAGGATTAGCCGAACAAGCTAAAGGTCTTGGTTCGATGCCAATTATATCACATTGGCATATAAAGAGTATAACACTACCACAATATTCTTTTTCAAAAGAAGTAGTTAAATATGGCCCTTTAGCTAAAGCTTATCCAGTAATGAGTGATTTTAATGGTTTAGATATTGATGTAGAGTTTGAAGAAGATGAATTTGGAACTATAGCATATTTTATAAATTATTTGCAGAAGAAGATAGTTAGAGATGATGGAACTTATAGAAGTCAATTAGATAATAGAATAGATAATATGGTTGTATTAACTGAAGATGATCAAGGAATACCTATAAATATGTTTTGGTATAAGAATTTATTTTTTCAGAATGCAACTCCAGCACAATTTGATTATTCTGCTAATGATTCTATAAAATATACGATTACTTTTTGTGCTGATATAGTTAAATTTTTACCAATAAAAGCATTAGCAAAAGAAAAATTAAAAACTGAAATTGTAACAAATATTTTAGGGGTTTGACTCATGGGTGATATAATAATCGAAAAGGCTGGAATTCTATCTAATTTTATGAGAGCTACAAAAAGAGACCAAAATAGAAAATGGTATAGTTCAAATAGAAAAGATAGACTTAAACGTCAAAAGCAGATGGATAAACTTAGAGCTTCAAAAGAAAGTGATAGAAAAGCTCGTCAAACAGAAATGGATAAAAAAAGAGATCAAGCTAAATTAGAGCGAGATCAAAGAAGAACTGCTTCAGAAAAGGCTCGTGAAGCTAAACAAGCAGAATTAAAACAAAAAAGAAGTTCTTCAGAAGATGAACGTTTTAAGTCTAAATTATCCAAAGAAAGAGAAAGAAAACAAAAAACAGCCATAAAAACTTGGCGTGGTGATGAAAAAGAAAAATCAGATTCACAGAAAGCTGCAGAAAGAGCTAAAAAAGCTGCTAGTGTAGAACAAAGAGCTCAAGAGCGTCATGAGATGGCTAAAGAACGTCATGCTTCTATGGAAAAATTAAGGAAAGCTAGAGAAGAGAAAGCTGCAGAAAGAGCTAAAAAAGCTGCTAGTGTAGAACAAAGAGCTCAAGAGCGTCATGAGATGGCTAAAGAACGTCATGCTTCTATGGAAAAATTAAGGAAAGCTAGAGAAGAGAAAATGAAGAAAGGTAAAACCCATAATGATTTAGAACAAAGAACTAAAGCTGGAGCGGCTGAATTTGAAAGAAAATATCAACCAACAGCGAAGACTAAATTATATCAAGATAGAGCTGAACAAGCAAAAAAGAATGCTTTAAAGCATAATACACCAACTAAAAAAGCAGAACCTGTAGTTCATAAACTTCCTAAATATCAAACTATTGATAGAAGACCTATAATAAAGAAGCAACAGGAAGAGGAAAAAAAGAAAATAGTTAAACCAGAAATTAAGAAACCCGTTGCTAAACCAATAGAAAATAAGCCTGTAGTTAAGAAGCCAGTAATGAAGAATCCTAATAAAACTAATTTGAATAAAGTTAAACAGGCTAAACCAGTGGAAAAGAAACCTGTAGATAAAAAACAATTTAGGAAGAATGTATTGAATAAACCTGTTTGAAATGGAGTTTAAGAAAAATGAGTGATACTGAACCAATTTATTATGAGATAACTGATTTTCCAAGTAAATGTAAACTATATGGTAATGTTAAAATTGAAGGAAGACCATTAAAATTATTAGAAGTTAAAAGACTATCTTCAATGACTGAAGAAAATGCAGACTCTATAATTTTAGATATTTTAAAGAAATGTATACGTGGAATCAAGATTGAAGATATTTTATCATCTGACAAACTATTTTTAATCTTTTGGTTAAGAGCTAATACTTATAGAGAATCAGGATATTCTCAAGATTTTGTTTGTTCAAATTGCAAAGAAGAAGTTTCATTTGATTTTAAATTATCAAATTTACAAGTTCAATATTTGAAGGATAGTTTTTCGTTAGCCAACCTTACATTTAAGACTAAAAATGAAGATGAAATAGTTTTTCATTTTCCAAAAATTATAGATGAGAAGAGATTGAAATCTTTTAAAACAGCTTACTTGCCTATTTACAAAGATTTGGATGATGAAATTGCAGGAATGGCTGTATCAATAGATAAGATAAATGGAAAGGAACTTGAACTAATTGAAAAATATGAATATTTAATTAATCAGAATCCGGAAAACTATTGTTATATATTGAGTAAAATGGAAGAATGGAATTTTGGAATTAAGTCTGAATTATTAGTTGAATGTCCTAAATGTGGAGGAACTACCTTAAAAGGGGTTACGTTTCGAGAAGAATTCTTTCTTCCCAAATATAAGTCTAACTGATATTTTAGATATGTCTTTTAAGTTAGCTAGATTTTTTTCAATTAGTCCATTTTCTTTTGATGATGTAGAATATTTTGAGTTTTTATATCAAGTAGAAAAAATGATAGAAGAACTACAAAATCAAAAACCAAAAAATTCATTAGAAAATTTATTAAGAGGTTCGTAATGACTTCAGCAGAAGATAAGAAAAGAGATCAACAAATAGATAAGTTAATAGAAACTCAGAATAAATTTATAACTAATATATCTAGTTTTATAAAATCGAGTAAAAATACTGAAGATAATACTCAAAAGAAAGATAGATTTTTAGTTAAGAAAGATTTAACTGAAGAGTTAATGAAGAAAGAAAATTTAATTCTTGATAAAATTTTAAAAGTTGATATCGAAACTCTTAATGAAACTAAAAAGAAAAAATCCGGATTATTAACAGGTTTAGGAGCTTTATTAGGATTAGGTGGATTAGCTGGTTATCTTTTAACAGGAAAGAAAGAATTTTTATTTGATATTATTAAAGCATTAACCAAATATCTTCCAACTAAAATTCTCCTAAAACCTTTTGATTGGTTAATTCAAAAAGGAATTCCCTCTGCTATTAAAGGTATGGCTAAACTATTACCTAAAATAACAGAACCTTTTTCTAAATTATTTTCAAAGATTACTGAACCATTACTCAAAAGTGCTAAAAGTTTTATAGAACCAATCTTAAATTCTATAACAAAGCCATTAAATTCGGTTTTTAAATTCGCTAAAAATATTGGAGAATTTTTAAAACCTATAACTAATATTTTTGGTAAAGTAGCTGAAAAAGCTGGCGGAAAAATGTTAGGAAATACTGCTAAAACTTTATTAAAAAAGATTCCGGGTGTTGGAACTATTTTGGGTATTTTCTTTGGAATTGAAAGATTTAAAAACGGTGATATAATTGGTGGTATAGGAGAAATAGCTTCCGGTGTTGCATCAATGTTTCCAGGTGTTGGAACTGCAATATCTTTAGTTATTGATGGTTTATTGCTAATGAAAGATTTTGGAGTCTTTGGGAAAGCAGAGGAAGCAGATCCAAAGAAAAAACATACTGATATTAGAGATATTCCAGTTATTGGACAAATAGTTAAATCATTCGACGCTATTAATAATTTTGTTAAAGATCCATTTGAATCAACAAAAGAATTAGCAAAAATGGCTAATATGTTTGTTCCTGGTTTAGGTGATGCTTTATACTCAAGTGTAGATTGGATAGAATCGTTAAAAGATTCAAAAATTGGTAAATCGGTTAAAAATTTAGTAGGTAAATTAAAACCTAAAGATTTATTAGTTAATAATAATGCTGAAGTTAATACACCAGCAAAAAATGAGAATTATTATAAAAGAGCTGATTATGGTGTTGATACAGCTAATTTAAATAAAGAAATGTTCGGAAAATTTGAAAAAATGGCTAAAGAATATAATTTATTAACTAAAGATGTTTTGCAAGTTAATTCTGGTTATAGAAGCTTTTCAGATCAAATGAAGTTATGGTCTGATAAACAAGCAGGATTAATGGGAAGTACACCTGTAGCAAGACCAGGATATTCTAAACATAATTATGGAAATGCTATAGATATTCAGTCAGCACAAGTTCAAAAACTAAAAGAATTAGGTTTATTAGATAAATATGGTTTTGTTCAACCATACTCTTCAAAAGATCCTCAGCATATAGAAATGGCTAGAGTTAGACAAGACTCAGCTAATAATAATAATGTTAGGAGAATAGATAATGAGTTATTTGGTAAAGAAACTAATTATGTATTAAAACTAGCTGATGAATCTATAAATAAATTAGCAGTCAAAATAGCAGAAGAAAATAAGATTAATGCTACAAAAATTACTCAAAAACAAGTTATAGCAGTTAATGCAAGGAAATAACAATAAATGGTTTCCATTTCCTCATATATTAAAGACTTAGATAATTTAAGTGTATTTAATACTGATTCATTTAATAAAACCTTATACGCAAGTACTGGTGCATATAAGGTAGTTATTGAGTCGGAAGAAAGACGTGCTTTAACTGATAATGAAGCTGAAGTTCCATTAAGAGTAGTTGGAGTTATGAAAGGTGGAGTTTCTCTTAATACTAATGCAGTTTGGAGAGAATTGGAAGCTGATACAGCTTTAGGTTGTTTGGTAAGTAATACACCTTTAAAAACTCAGATAATGCAAGCAGCTAAAGCTCTTGTTACGGTTGGTGGAGCAACAGCAGAAACTGATTTACAATCGAAGAAATTTTATACTGGTGGAAGTCATTTGAGTTTACCTATAAGTATTAGAGTTTTAGATGATGATAACTCAGGTAAAGCTATTAAAGCGGCAATAACATTAATGGCTTTAACATTACCAAGATCAAAAATGAGTGTTCAATTAGATAATGCTATTAAAGCCGTTATTGCTAAAATTCCTAATGAAACAGCAAGAAATTTAATAGGTAAAGCTGAACTAGGTATAGAAAATGGATTGCAAATGGTAGCTCAAGGTATAAGAGATCAATTACCAAAAACTCTTAAAAATTTTGCCACTAATGTTTATAATGAAATATCTAATGAAGAGATAAGATTAACTGAATCTCCACCAACTATATCAGTAATATTAGGTAATTGGTTAACACTAAGAAATATGATTTTAGAGTCTGTAACTGCAAATTTTTCAGAACATTGTAGTGAATCTGGTCCAATTCATGTTGATTTAGAATTAAGTATTGGTTCAAGATATAAAATGCTATTAGATGAATATGATGGAATAAAACGGGTTGATATAATAAGTAACGGTAAAAGAGTTAATATTTCTCAATCTTCTGGTGTTTTTGCTTAACAGGAACTAACAAATGTCAAGATGGAATAGAACTAATTTTGTAAAAACCGAAGTAATTGATGATAAACTATATTATCACTTTATTAATGATTATTTTGACACGTGTTTTGTATATAATAATGAAGTTCAATATTATCAATTAGAAGATGATGATATACAAAATCCTGATTTATTAAGTTTTAAATTATATGGAAAACCTGATTATTGGTGGATAGTTTGTAAAATTAATAATATCATTGATGTTTGGAATGATATAATTCCGGGTGAAGTAATAGTAGTTCCTGCATTAGCAGATATAGAGAATTTTTATACTAATGTAAGGAAGAAACAAAAGGATGAAAATAACTAGTGGATTATTCATTTTTTCAGAACTATTATTGTAAACTTTCTATTGATGATCACCCACTAATTCCAAAGAATATTTCTAATTGTGTAATAAGAGAATGGATTTTTGATATATTACCAAGAATTGAAATTTCTATATTAGATGATGGTTATTTAACTGAAAACTTTCCTATTCTTGATAACTCGATTTTAGATATTGAAGTGGGTGTAAATCCTGAAGATGAACATATATTTCATGCACAGTTTGAAATAATTAATAAAGTTATTGATAATATAGAAGGAAATAAAGCTTCTTTAATAACATTATCCGGAATTTTACAAACTAATGATTTATATTTTACTAAAACTAGAAGTTTTAAAAATATGAATTCTTCTCAAGTTATTAGTCAGATAAGTAATGAATTAAAATTAAAATTTAATAAAAATCTTAATCTTAATACTTCTGATATGATGACTTGGTTACAAATTAATCAGTCAAATTTTCAGTTTATTAAACATATAGTTGAACGAGCTTATTGTAGTGATGATGTTATATTTTGCTATGCTGATATTTTCGGAAACTTAAATTATACATCATTAAAATCAGAAATTAATAAATCTTATTCAACCAAAGCTATTTATAGTCTTGAGAATTTTAATAAATATGAGTTTACTAATAAAGAAGATAAGAAAACTATTTGGTATAATTCTTTTAATACAGCTAATTATACTAAACATTTTAATATGAATTATGGTTATGGTTTAACTGGTAATTATTATGATTCTTCAAAATTGAATGAAATTAACGTAAATAAAGATTATCATCCATTAACAGAAATTAGTAACAAATCTTATGATAAAACTGTAAATGTAAAAACATTTCCTATTTTTACAAATAATGTATTTGCTGATTATTTTAAAGCTAAACTACAAAATGTATATTTTAAAAATATTTTTAATATTTCAACAGTTTTAAATATAAATTCACTTAGTTCAGTTAAATTGTTTGATACTATAATATTAATGGTTAATTCATTACAAAGAGTTGAATTAGATGAAGTTCAGTCTGGTGAATATATAGTTTCTGGTATAACTCATAGCTTTGGTAATTCATCTCTTTATAAAAAACATATATCCATTCATAGAAATGGATATAACCGTTCACAATCAGTTTAAATGGTGCATAATGGAAAACATGAGAGATTTCCTTTCTCAAGATATAAGCTCATTACTTGAAGCGGTTATTGATCGTTTTGATGGTGATATTTATAATAAAAGTTATGTAGGAAAAGTTATTAATAATATTGATCCATTAAAAGAAGGAAGATGTCAAATTAAGGTTTTTGGTATATTTGATAAGATACCAAATAATGATCTTCCGTGGGCTCAACCAGATTTTAATTTTATAGGTTCTACTATTGGTTCATTTGTAGTTCCTCCAATTAATACAATAGTAAAAGTTTACTTTGATAATGATGATATATACTTTCCTCATTATTCAACCAAAGTTAATGATAAAAATAAATTATCTAGTTTGAGATTAGAAAATTATCCAGATACTATGGTTATCTTCCAAACTGATGAAGGTGATTATCTAACAATGAATAGAAAAACTAAAAAGTTTATATTTCATCATAATTCTGGAAATAATCTTGAGATAAATAAAGATGGTGATACTAATATATTAATTAATGGTAATGAAAATACTTTAGTTAAAAAAGATGAAGTTCATACAGTTATAGGCGACCATACAATAAAAAATAATAATATAGGTTTAATAAAGATTGAAAAAGATGGAAATATTACTATTAGTGGTGGTTATGTAAAAATAGATCATTCTGTTACATTAGAATTAACGGGAACTCTTGTAGTTCCTTCTAATGTTGGACCAATGAATTCTATTCCTGTTGATCCATTAACTGGTCTCCCTCATGCTGGTAATATTTGTGTTTAAATAGGAAATTTTATAAATGTTAAATAGCTCATTATTAGAATCTGATATTTTATTAGAGTTAGAAAAAGTTACGATGAATCAAACTATTTCATCTTCTAATAAAGTAGTTATTAATCCATTCTCTCCTGAAAAATTATCTCAAGTTGATCAGTTATCACTAAATGTTGATGATAGCCGAATCATGACTTATGAGAAAACTAAAGTAACTGGATTAGAAGCTATAGTTAAATCATTCTCTAAAGAAATAATAAATCATTTAAATGATAATCTTAGTTTGAACGATTTAACCGATGTTGAAATAGAAAATCCTACAAATGGTCAAGCTTTAGTTTATATTAATGGATCTTGGGTTAATCAAAATATTTCATCTACTACCTATGGTGGTACTGAAACTTCAGCAACGCCAATAACCGCTGTAGATGTTGTTGATCATAATCATGGGTTAGGTTTAAATGATTATATAGTTAAATTTACAAATGGTTTAGAAGGAAAATTAGGCAATTCATCTATTAGAGAAACTTTAAGTACAGTTATTACAAGTAAAGGTTTACAAATAGCTGGTGGATTAAGAATTGATGGCTTGTCTCATTTAACATCAAATCCTACAAGAGTTTTAGTTCAAGAAGATTCTGGAATTGTAAATTATAGAAATTTAGACGAAATAATAACTGGAGTTTCTACAGTTCCTCATGAATTAGTTTCTAGTTATCATACAGTTTCTGATTTAACTACTGGTCATTTCTTAAAAGCTTTAAGTGCAACTACTTTTGGTTTTGCAGCTCATGGATTATCTTATAGTGATGTTGGTGCTCAACAATATAATTCTATTTTAAATAGTTTATCGAGTTTATCAACAAGTATTAGTGGATTTGTTAAATTAACTACAGGTTCAGCAAGTATTGATACTAATATTTATGCAACTCATACCGATTTAAGTACTGGAATTAATGTAATAACTTTTCCAACTATTACTGATAATGGTGATGGTTCATTTACTGTAGCTTCTACAACTTGTAATCTAAGAGATAATGCAAATTGGGAAAATGAAATTTCTAGTTTTTCTGTAGCTGAAGCAACTATTACTCCTTCTGATTGGTCTCAACAATATCTAACTATTCAATATAGTTTAGGAATTGCTTCTTATGTATTAATTAGTGATAAGTCTTTAATTAATCATAGTAATATTGTTGGTATAGCTGCAATTTGGAGATTAGGTAATATAATTAGATATACTCCTTTTGGATCTAATGGGATATCATTAAGTAATAAGATAGACGCTTCTATATTACAAACTACTCCGTATCGTTTATCTATTGATGGTGGTTTAGCTATTGGAGAATCTGCTACTCGTTATGTAACTTTAACTAGTGGCATAGTTTATGTAGGTACTACAGCTAATTCCTTACCATCATTTAATAGTTTAACCGATTCTATGTTTTTATTCTATCATTCAAGTGGAACTTGGACCTATACTCAAAATACTCAATATAATAATACACAATATGATGATGGTACAGACTTAGTTACTTCAACTAATAATAAATATTTAGTTAGATTCATGTATAGAACTGTTGGAGCTGTTAAACGTATTTATTATGTCTTATCAACCTCTGATTATAATCAATATTCTGATGCACTTAATGCTTCAATTCCAAGTAATTTACCTGTAGTTATTACAGGACATTGTATATTAGTAGGACGAATAATAGTTCAGTATAATGCTACAACCGCGACTAAGATAGACTCAGCTTTTACAACTCAATTTAACTCTTCTGGAATATCTGATCATAGTTTATTAAGTAATCTATACGGTGTTAGTCCTTATTATCATTTAGGTGAAACTGCTTATAATTATGTAAAAGATATTGCTGGTAGTGCTATTGGTGGGAGTGGAACCACTAATTATTCAGCAAGATTTACTAATACAACTTTAATTGGTTCTGGCTCAATCTATGATAACGGATCAGGTAATGTATCGGT